ATTGTCGATAGATGTAACACCATCAGGGATTGTGATACTTGCAAGTGAGTAGCAGTTTTGGAAAGCATAATTGCCGATAGAGGTAACGCCAGTCGGGATTGTGATACTTGCAAGGGAGTAGCAGTTGCCGAAAGCACTGGGGCCGATAGAGGTAACATTCTTGCCGATGGAAACATCTTGCATCATATTACAATACACTCTACCATTGTTTCCGGTCGAACCCATCACGCAATATGAAGATGAACCAGTTCCGAAAGACAATGTGCACCCATCTTGCGACATCAACGAGATAACATAATCACCCGGCTCTGCATATGTATGAGATGTATTGACATTTCCAGTCCCAGACAGTGTTTTTGCCGTGCTTCCGTCGCCCCAGTCAATGGATACACCATTCGCCACTGTTTGACCGATGTACAGCGGCACGGTCATGCGGCCAACCGTCGCAATCCTTATGTGTAACCTTGTCGCACCATCATCTGTGATATACATCGCGCCAACTGTAACGGGGCGGTTAAGTGCTTTGATGGCTTCCAGCGTCCAGTTCCAACCCTGACAGACAAGACCGTCGTGCGACGGTAGAGTCGGAAGAGCCGTAAGCGCCTGCGCTTCTGCCAAGCTATAAGAATACAGGACAGACCCATCGTAGTCTATAAATGTAACATCATCCCACTTTGCGGATGCGGGTGTTTCTCCACCGCTCCCGCCTGTCTGTATGCTGTCAATCAACGCCGCCATTCCGTCAATTTTTGTCCCGCTCGGAACTGTCACGCCCTTGTTTGCAATGCTCTGCGCAATCGCGGTTTTCGCGTTTGAAATACGAGTTATCTCTGAACTTATGCTCATATCCTCACCACCTTAAATAGCGGCGAGAGCTTCGTTTATATCGTTTGTCAGAGAAACTGTGCCGCCTGTTGTATAGCCCGCGGGAACCGTATAGCTCGTAGTTGTAAGACCGTCAATTGAACCCGTAATCGCTCCGTTGTCAGTCATAGTACCCTCAACCATAGTCGCCGCATTGTTGACCTTCACAATTGCTTTCTTTCCTGAAAGAATGTTTGCCGCAACTGCGTTCGCTTCTGTTGCATCGCCATAAATTGCAGGAATAGCACTAACCGTAACTTTTGAAAGCACTTTGCCGGTTGTGGGCGTTATTGTCTGTGCACTCTTAGTAGGTGTTGCAGATTTTTCTTCAAGAACTATTGACACTGTACCACCGGTTGTATAACCAGCAGGAACAGTATAAGACTGCTTATCTTTCGTGGTATCAAGTGTTGTTCCCACTGCACCGTTATTCGGCATCGTACCTGTGATAGGTACTGCTTTTTCTTCAGCAGAGTTCCAACCGATTGCAGTTTCGCCTTCAAGAAGTCCTGCCGCTGTGACTGTCTTTCCCGTAGCATCTCCATACTGCTTAGGAATGGCATTAACAGTTACTTTACTCAGAACCTTTCCTGCAGTCGGAGTAATGCTCTGTGAGGTTGTTGTAGGTGTTGTCGTTTTCTCTTCAAGTACAACGGTGACTTTGCCGTTGCCGTTGTGATAGCCCGCAGGAATTGAATAGGACTGATTACCCGTTGTCGCGTCAAGCGTTTTGCTCACCGCGCCATTGTTAGGCATTGTACCAGTTGTCGTTGTGCCATTTGCGGCGATAAATACCTTTGTCGCAAGAACGTCAGCTGCTGTAGCTGTTGTTGCGGATACATCTTGGAAGTTTTCAGGAATTGCCTTGACCGTCACTCCGGAAAGTCCGTAATAACCTTGGTCAGGTGTAATCGACTGCTGAGACTTTGTAGGTGTTACCGTTTTGGACTGGAGAGTATAGTTTCCTCCGCCCGCAACACCTTTTACAACGCCTGAGCCGTTGTGATAGCCCCTTGGGATTGTGTAGCTCTCACCTTCCTGAACCGAAATATCAACCGCCCCGTTGTTTGCGATACCGTCAACTGCGGTTGCGCAATCGCCGAGCTTTGCAGTTCCTACTACCAGCCCGAAATCAACAAGCTTTGTTCTAATCGTATTTCGCGAAGTCGTTAAAGCTGTTATAAGTTCTTGTGTTGTTGCCATGTGTGTGTTTGCTCCTTTTCTTTATATTGTACCGAGTAAAGCGTTTATGTTTCCAACTGTGACATAAACCCCAGCTGAAGTAATCGGTAAAGTGTTGTCCTGCTCAACCGAGTTTGTAGCGTCAACTGATAAAGTGTTTGTAGCAGTGTCTAATTTTAATCCATATCCGATTTTATATGCGATTTGTCCCCCGGAACTCATTGCATCATATATCTCATTGATAGCCGACACCAAATCACTTTTATCTGTTGTTTTAAGTTGACTTAAATCCCCAATTTCTTTTAGAATTTTTTCCAAATCAAGCTGGTCTTCTGGAGTAAAGACCCAATCTGAAGGTCTACTTCTTGGAACAACACGAATTTGAAGAGAAACTCGTGTGTAACCTTCAGATGCAGTTCCGCTCCATCCATAAGCCATAATCGTCTTAGGGAACATCAGCAATGAGTTAGGAATTTTTGCTAAATTATTTTTGGGAATTACTACGATTGCATCTTGTGTATAGTCGTTGGAAAACTGAACAGTGTCACAGCCTTCACAACTCACATACTGTTCAGTGTCCCATTGATACACAAAAGTGTTTCCATTTTCTAATCGCAACATTTCTTTTCATTCCTTTATACATAAATAGTAACATCAAACGAATCATATTGTGATGGCAAACTTACTATTAAACTATTTGTTGTCTCCGTTGTATCAATGACTGTAACTCCGCTCGCTCGCACAACCACACTTATATATATTGGAAGAGCTGCTTGGGGGTCAGGAGTGCTGCCACCATAGATTGTTAACGAATACCCGCTACTTTTTTCGACCACATAAGTGCCACTGCTTGTTGTATACATTTCACCATCTGCAAAGTTGATGCCCCAAAACCATCCCCTCGCTGGAACATTAAGATGCCAACTCACGGTATAAGTTCCACCAGGTGTTACTCCTTCAGGCCATACTTTTACAGCTGTATCTGTATTATTTCCTACAAAAATAGCTTTTACTTCAACAGCTGTATTCGTATTATTTCCCGCAAATATTTTTTTAGGCTTAACTGCTGAATCTACGTTATCCCTTACGAAAATACCGCCCATATTTCACCTCAATAATAAATATAGATTGTTCCTGCCATTAGCGGGGCTCCTTCAGTAATTTCTACATCACTGATTGTGATTTTATCATTAAAAACAGCTTCAACTTCCGCGAGAATTTTTTCAGTAAGTGAAGTATCAACATATGTTTTTGTCGCAATCAAATTTGAAAGCGCAGTTGCCATTTGAGCTACTGTAGACGAGGGGTCAAGAGTAGATGTGTCGAAAAACGCTTTCATAAAGCCAGTCGTGAAAAGTGTGGTTTCACGAAGTGCAGTGTTCACTCTAATACTCGAAGCGGGAGTTCCTGCAGAAAAACCACTCTTTCTCTGTGCATCATTTGCAAAATTACTGTAACTCTGAATATTGGTTCCTGTTACAGGATTGTCAATCCAAACCGAAAACCTTGTAGCCATTTAATCACCCCGTTATTCCGAGATATCTTCAAGTGTCTTCTTTACTTTTCTTATTTTCTTATCAAGTGTTGAAGCACCTTCTTCAGTTTCCGGTACCGTCGTTGCAAGTTTCTTCTCTTCGAAATCTCCACCTTCGTTTACAAATTCGCCGATTGTGAGTACTCCACATTTTGCAAGAGCTTTAACACTATCCCATTTTGTAATTTCAGCGGGATAAACTCCAACGCCAGATTTTATGCAAATAACATGTCCTGCCCACATCGGCATTACTCTGAGTCTGTCCGGAACATGCGCGTCAGGATTTGTAACTTCCTTGTACTGAAGCCCCGGTGTGACGTGTATTGTTGTGCTTGACTGTATTCTTACAAATTCGTTCATAATTATTCCTCCGTTTCAAAAATATAAATTTTCATAGGTTCGCCCGTTAAAAATTTTACGAGCCTCGTTTTTCGTTTTAATCCTCTGTATATCTCAACGTTAATAAGATTTATATTTGTTCTTGTTAGTTCTTTTCCTTGAAATTTACAAATTTCTCTTACATTATCGAACATATACAAAAGTTCTTCATCATCAAGAGAATAAAAAACTATAAAGTATTTTTCTTTGTAAAGATTTCTGTTCATTTTTCTATGTAAATTGTAACAGCTTTATTTGCCTGAAGCGCTGCTGTGATTTTTGCTGCATATCCTGTGTCTTTCGCAGCGTCAATTTTTGTGACTTTGTCAAGTTCCACAAAATCGACTTTATCAACAACATTGTCGAAAAGTGCTCTTTTTACATTTTCAAGTTTCGCTTTTGCCATTTTCATTTACCTCATTTCATCAATATTTATGTTTTCCATTTCATCAGAATTATCGAGCTTCTCAATAACATCATCAGTTAGTCCAAAGTCGATAGTTCCCTTTTCGATGTAAGTCTGTACGCTCTTTGCGTAAAGTTTTGCATCAAATACTCCTGCTCCGAGAAGTGTGTCACAAAGCTCAACAAAGTTTTTCAAACTCTGCATTCGTTTGTCGTTCATTGCATCCGCAACGAGAGAATTAAAAGTGAATTCTATGCCCTCTTCAATTCCGAGCTTTTTGTATATCACCCACAAGAATTTCTCGAAAACGGGGCGAACATAGCTCTCACATCTGCCCTGTATCGTCTCGTCATATCTTTCAAGAGCTTCCGTGTCGTTTGAAAATCCACCTTTAAGGTCACCAAAAAGTATTCCCTGCATATCAAGTGCAGCTGCAACGAGCCACATGTTCTTTTCCAAAAGGTCGGCAAGACCCGTCAGCCCGCTAAACTGATTCTGTTGATACTCATCATCTTTATCAAGAAACGTCAATGAGTTGTATGTTCTTCCCCAGTTGACCATTTCAAGACGCTTAGTAAGCTGTTCGTTATTAGCACTATCACTTCCCATAAAGACGCCGCGCATACCGCTCATTTTAATAACTTCAATAAGCGACTTATCAACGAGCGAGTTGATTGTTGCCTTGAACTTGTCGTCTCGTGTAAGCTCGTTAAGAATGTGTGCGCCTTCAGCGTATCCCCAACCTTGAAGCATTCCATTCTTAACTAACTGTGGAGCCGTTCGATGCTCGTACCTCAAAATGTAGTCGTGATGTATCTTCATCGTTTTGCCGTCCGCAAAGGTTACATTATAGAATTTCGGCTTGCCAAAGTCCAAGTTATCCATTTCTGTTACTGTGTCGTCAAACGTAGGAGCAACACCATACCAGCGATCGACGACATACATTCTCATCGCTTTTGCTTTGCGTATCTTTCCGAGATTTATATCAAGCCCGTTGAGATAGTCGGCGTCTTGCATTCCGTCAAAAAGCATCACAGCGATGCTTCCACCGTACAATGCTCCCCACTGCAAGAGCTTGATAAAGTCAAAGCGATACTTTTTCAGAATTCGATAAACTGAATCTTTGTCAAAGTCGCCTTGAACAGTGATTCCCGCTCTTATCTCATCCTGTGCAGGTTTATCAATCGCTCTACGAAAAACCCACGAGTCATTGTAAAGAGCTGTCCACAAACACCAATTGAGCGTGTCGTTTGAAAATCCGTAGTTCGTAAAGCTTGTTACTTTGTCGTCCGTACCAATTGCTGCGAGTGAGTTGCCATAGGCATCATTGACAACTACACTATCTTTTACAGTGTTTATTATATGTTCGCTATCGCTTTGAACTCGAGTTTCCAAATTCTCGGACTCTTTCATAGTCATCACTTTAATCAAGTCGAATGCTTCTTTAGCATTTTCATTCACTGTTGTTTAGAATCTCCTTTCATTTTATTTTTATCCCCTTTATTATATTATACGCACGCGGCAAAAAAATTATTAAATGAATTTGAAAATTTTTTTTGAAAAGTTAAAAATAAAAAAAAAATTATAAAAACCCGGCGGGGACCTCGCTTTACTTGTCGCTCTGGCGAGCGCGGAAAATAAGAGAAAAAAAGTGATTTTTTTTCTTTATAATAATAATATTATTATTATAAAAATTTTTTGAGCTTTTGCGAAGAGGGGCTTTTATTATTATCTTTAAGACAAAATAATAACAAAATAATAATGAAGGTAATAACATTTAAGAACACCCTTATAGAACTTAGTTTTTGGGCGATTTTTATTATTTATTATTTTGTTTTGCAGTTTATTATATATACATATATATATATATACCCGTATATATGTGTATATTTTTTTTTAATTAAAAAATAAAATAATAAATAATAATTTTCTATAAAAAATTATCTCTTATAATAATGTTCTTAAATGTTATTACCTTTCATTATTATTTCTTATTATTTTCCTATTATTTCTCCAAAAATTACCCATTCTTGTTTTACATATCTTTCTTCGCAAATCCCCAAAAAATAATTTCCTTTCTCAAAAATCGAAAAAAAAAATAAAAATTTTTCGAAAAACTATTGACATTTCAAAAAAAATGTGTTATAATATATATATAGAAAATAACAAAGCGTTATGGGGATGTTCAAATGATAGTTTACATGAAAGATTGGTTTTTCGAGAAAAAGAAAAAAGAATATTCTTATATATCCATTTTTAATAACGGCTCGGAAGTTGCTGACGAAACAGAAAAAGCTTACAAACTTTGTGTTGAATATAAAAGCGCCGATGGCAAACGTAGTGGATTCACAAATATCTGGTGCCCAAAATCTTGTGCTCTTAGCGAAGAAGAACGATGAAGAGATTGATTTTTACGGAATAACAAATGTTGTTAAATATTATAAATAAGGAGCTACTTATGATTAAGTTTTTAAAGTCCATATTCAAGAAAAAAACTCGTACTCAAATTTATGTTTCAAGTACAGCTTCAGGTATAATTTTCAAAACTACGTTTAATACTGGAATTTTTAATAAAATATAAAGGAGAATATCAACATGAACAACAAATTGACTTATTATTGTTTTTTAGAAAAATATCAATGTATTGATGCTAGAACACCTTTTAAGTACATTTCAGACTCTAAAACTTTTTCACCTAAAGAAACATTTGAACTTCAAAAAAGTATCATTAAGAATTGGGCTGATGCGTATGACGAGTACGTTGATTATAACAGTTGTCCTGTTTGGAATGATATTTATAACATCAATATGTTTGGTTCTGAAATTTTCTACTCGTGGGAAAACAATAAACCTTGGGTTACTTTCAAAGTTGAGTTTTCATTTTGTAATAACCTTGAAAATTTCACTCCCGAAAAAGAAGTTGAAGTATTGGATTGGCTTAAAGATGTTTTTGAAATAATCAATATTCGTCTTATTTACGATAAAAACGAAAAAGGTGAGTTTTACTCCATCGGAGAACCGGATGGAATAAAATTTTATCAAGAATTCGACATCGAACACATTATAAATAAACAAGGGGGCTGATAAGATGAATAGTCGAGAAAAACTTATTACTGACAATATGCGTCTTGTCCGTTATTTAGTCAAAAAATATTATTGCTCGCCTGAAAATGACAAATTTGAAGATTATTGCTCGATTGGTTATATTGCTTTAATCAATGCGATTGATACGTATGATGAAAAAAAAGGTAAACTTTCATCTTATGCTGCAAAATGTATATTACATCTATTAAGTAAAACGGCTTTTAAAGAAAATCGAATAAAACAAAAAGAAGTATATCCTAGCACTATTATATCTGTTGATGACGATGGTAATACACTCTTGTTAGATGATATATTATCAGATAATAGTGATTTATTTGACGAATGTTATAAAAAAATTGTATTAGAGGAAGCTAAAAAAATTATCGAAACACTTCCTCCCAATCAAAAATTAGTGATGACACGAAAATATTTTTCGGGAAAGTTAATAAGCAATCAAAAAATAAGTGATGAAACAGGAATTCCTCTTTCAACTGTCCAATATAATACAGCAACAGCAATTCGTAAAATTAAAAAAAGAATAAATAATAAAGGTGGCGAACTAAAATGAGATTATGGCATATTGATATCATTCCTTATCTACCTGATTATCAGTTATCTGAACAATGGAAAGAGCTCGACTTAATATTTCGAAAACAACCTAAAGATATTTTAATCAATTACATTTACGACTATCCAAAAGAGTATTTGTTGTGTTACAGTAATGCTGTGATGAAAGAATTATATAAACGACATATAATGATTCACGACTTCAAAAATTATGTTAAATATTTTAAGGATGTTGTAATAAAAGAAAGCGATAAATTTCGATATTTACAACACAATGATAAATACTTCAAATTATGTTTTTCTCTGTTGTATGAATGCTACATAAGAGGACAAAAAGATTATTCAGAAGACAAAATGGAAGCTTTAGTTGATGAAATGATTAAACGAAATTTAATTTGAAAGAGGTCTGTAAAATGCGATACGTATTAGTTTATAATCTCAATAGTCTTGGCACCCGGTTCGTCATATTATAAGTTGGGATATAAATGAAACTTTAGAAGACCTTAAAAAATGGTATTATGAGTATTTTACAAAGCTTAATGGTGATGAATTTAAGGTGTTTGAAACTTATTCCAAACTTGAAGAATTCGAAGAAAAATTGTAAATAGAAACTGAAGAAAAAATAAAAAAAGAGAAAATCCGAAAAAGAATGCTCAAATGAAGCTCTATAACGCGCTATATGCGACGTTAATATGTTTTTAATATAAATATATGTCTTTACAATTAAAGCTCTTTAAGAGCTTCTAAATAAAAATAAAAAAGGAGAATAAAATTACGGACGAAATGGAAAGAAAATGCAGAATATTTTTGGGAATCACACCTTTTAACACATCAACTAATCTGTTGTGTGGTGGCCCTCATTATCTTACCAGTTTGCAAATACAGTATGGAAAGGAAGAGAAATAAAAAATGGAAAAATTGATGAATAATATAGAAGTTTATGGTCTTGATGAATCTATAAAGGCTTCAAAATATCCTATGAGCACAAATATATCCTTGCTTAATTCTGATGTTACAAACACTGTTAAATCGCTCGGAGCAGCGCCTGCTGGTTCAGGCCATGACAATTTTTTAAATGGCGTAATAGTTCAGTTTGATTTAACCTTTTCACTTAAAGCGTGGACTGAAATGCAAAGATATCATTTTATAGATTTTGTAAGTTCACAGTCAACAATGCACAGAATTTGTAAATTTGATATAGGTAAACAGTGTAACGAATACGTTGCGCCTTCAATTGTCACTGTTGTTGATGAACTCGTAAGAAATTATAACGACAATCCCACTCCTGAGAACTATTTGAAAGTGTTGTATAATGTTCCAGTTGGATTCAGACTCACTGCTCGAATGACAACTAATTATCGTCAGCTTAAAACGATTTACAATCAAAGATTGACTCATAGACTTCCTGAATGGCGCGTCTTTTGTAAACAGCTTGAAGAGCTACCATTATTTATGGATTTGTGTTTTAATAAATCTGTTTGAGTGTCCTTTGTCACAAATTACTAAAAATCTTCTTAAAATTTGTACAATATTTTTTCACAAAAACTATTGACATTTAAGAAAAAGTGTGTTATAATATAATCAGAAAATAACAAAACATTCAAAGGAGAAAGAAAAAATGAAATATACCTACAAAGATTTAATGGAACATATCGAAGAGGAAGAAAGAGATTTTACAATTATAAAAATTGATGGGAATGTCATATCGGTTTCTCGTGATTGTAGTTTTGGAGGTTCTTCTTGCGGAAGGTATTTTTCAGCAAGGCTGAACGGTAAAATAGTATGCACAAGATGCGCAAGAGACATTGGTATAAGAAAAGCGCTTGCTGTATTGAATAAATAAAAAGCCTAGCGGGGACGGCTAAATCCCCGCGGCAGAAAGGAAGAAATATGATTATTAAAGCAGGAACGAAATTAACGGTAAAGCACAGCAGAAAGGGAACATTTGAGGGCATAGCGGAAAAAGACTTTGACGCGGAAACAACGGAGTTTTATCCGATTATTACACTCGAATATGTTCGCGGAATGGCTAATGAATGGTTTGAAGGCGAACGTATTCCTTGCAGGAAAAGCTTGTGCGTAATAGTGCCGCACGAGTAAAGGAAATGGAGAAAACAGAAAATGAGTAAAGTAATACTGATTTTAGACATAATGTGTACAATTATATCGGCAGTGCTTGTGATAGTGAACGTTTGTGAGGGTGATTTCGGTGTGGCTATATTGTGGAATATGAATTTCACACTGTGGATTTGCAACGTGGCACTGGGCTTAGCACAAGAAAAGAAAGAGAAAATAACAACAAAATTGAAAGAAAAGGATGATGAAAAAGAATGATTGAAAATATGGCAAAGCGATTAAGCGGAATACTTAACCGCTACAAGCTCCCTATTGCTTTGCAGGTGAGCATAAACAAAACGATAACCGACGAAATTTGCAAGCTCTGCGCCGAGACGGCTGACACGGTGCGTATGATTGACATATGGACGTTACTTGACGGAATGGGATTTTCGCAAGAGCAGGTAGAAGAATTTGCGCAAAAGGCGCAGGAGAATTATTCGGACGCATACGGCACATACGGGCTTGACGCTGTTCTTAAACTTAAACAAATTCTTGCTGAACGAGGAATCAAATATGCAGCAAAAAATAATGAATGACATGTTGTTAACAATTTGTTTACAAATAAATTTAACAAAAACTATTGACATTTAAGAAAGTTTATGATATAATAGAATTAGAAAATAACGATTTTTGAGGGAGAATGTTATGAAAACAAAAATAACAATTATTGATTACGATGAAGCTAAACTTTATGATTTATCTGCTTGTGTGTTGAAAATGACTGATTGGGAAAATTGTTTTTTATATCGCAGCACTTGGGAATCTCTTCAAAATTCAGATTTACAACTTGTGGGCGACTTAAGATTTAACGGCATGCCTTCCCGGATAGTACAGGGAGAAACAACTAAATTATATATTTATGGAAAATATATCAGATTTTTGGATTTTGATGATATTTCAGAGGGAGACTATGTAAGAATTAAAAAATACAATGATGTAACTTCACATTTCAAAATAAAAGAAACTACATGGAATAAGTTTTATTCTCGTCCTTTATTAGTTAAATATATTTCGCCAAGTGGTAATTGCGATTTGGAATACAATTACGAAGGAGATAAAATAACTTTTTATTTTAATCGAGAAAGCATTAGATATTTGTGTACTTCAGAGGAAGTTAACATTTTTCAAAAAATGTTCGGTGGTTCTAAAACAACGTCAGAGGAAACTAAAATTGATAAAGAACTCACTAAAATTTCAGCTATAATCGATACAATCGAAGATGGTGAAAAAAGTTATATCAACATAGATTCAGTATTGTCAAAAAACCCATCTGATAAAAACACTAAACTTACATTATTTTTTAATTATATTTTAAGATATAATAACACAGAAAATATAGACGATTTTTTGAAAAGGCTCGAAAAAGTTTGAAAGATTTCTGTGGGATTGAATAATTCAACTGGGGGAGGTGATGTAAATTGATTGTTTGAAAATATTTTGATAAATTTATATAAATTATTTAATAAAAATTGGAGGAATTATTTATTATGAAAAATGTTTTTAAGAGAGTGATGGGGGTAAAAAAGGTTTCTCCTCTCTTTATTCTCTTGGTGGTTCTTAATACCATTGCAATGCTGATAGCAAATATTATTGCGTGCAAAGTATTTAGTATTGGTTTTGCAGTTTTGCCCTGTGCGGTAATAGTATTCCCAATTACGTACATTTTAAGTGACGTATTTAGTGAGGTGTATGGATATGAATGGTCGAGAAGAACCGCTTGGATAGCCTTTATATCCAACCTTATCATGGTGTTGTTTTTCTCAATTGCAAATGCAATTCCCGGAATCGATAATGAAACAAGTGTTGCAATGCAAAAGGTTCTCGGCACAACCCCGTGGTCATTGGCTGCGAGTTTGGTGGCATATATGATTGGCGACCTTATGAATGACAAAGTATTTCGGAAACTGAAGGAAAAACAGGGCGAGAAAGGTTTTTGTGTTAGGGCAATCATTTCTTCACTTGTGGGCGAATTGTGCGATAGTTGTATCTTTATTCCTCTTGGGATGAACATTCTGCCAAAACTGTTCCTGGGATTCGAATTTATGTCTTGGAATCAAATAGCAATTGCAATCCCGGCACAGGCATTGTGTAAGACTCTTTATGAAAGCTGCATAGTACCCATAACTGCAACCGCAGCCAAAGCTATAAAGAAATATGAACATTCATTGTCAATTGAAAATAATGTGACAATCAATTCCAAGGGGGTGTAATATATGACATTTAACGAATATCAAGAGTTTGCGAGCAAAGGCATTCTCCCGGTGAGCCAGGGCAAAAATGGAGCAATTCATTTTGCCCTTGGCTTGGCTGGGGAAGCCGGAGAAGTATGTGACATAATCAAGAAACGAGAATTCCACGGCCGCGATATACCGATTGATGATGTCAAAAAGGAATTGGGTGATGTGATGTGGTACGTGGCCAACCTGTGTAACACATTTCATTTTTCAATTGAAGATGTAATAACTGATAACGTTCAAAAGCTAACGAAGCGCTATGGAGATGTTTATCAATCTTCTTCTGAGAATATAGAAGCAATGAAGATTCTAAAATCTTCAAGTGAAGTTTGTAAAAAATGTGGTTCATATGATGTGACCTTTAATGGAGAGGCTCATAATGAATTGATATGCAAGCATTGTGGGTATAAATTTACAATTTGAGAAAATAGTGGATATAAATTTACAATTTGAAAAAATAATAGGTGTGGGGGATTATTTACCCCACACCCCAAAGGAGATAAATATGATGAATAAAGAAAAATTCACGGACAACCCAAATGTCAATCCTTGTCATTATAAGAGCGGGGGAGTTGAACTTATTGATGTAATAAAAGCAGAACTTACCCCGGAAGAATTCAAAGGATTTTGCAAAGCAATTATACTTAAATATATTTGCCGTGCCGATAAAAAGAACGGCGTTGAAGATTATGAAAAGGCAAAATGGTACATGGACGAACTCGTTGAATATTTGAAAGAATTAAAAGAGGAGAATTGAAATGCAGATATGCAATATTTTTCCAATCAAAAACCAAAATATGTATAAAAATGAAGAATATGTAATGATTCTTGCTCATTTACTTCGTAAAGGGTTATATAGCCCCGAACATTTCAAAAACGCAAAATGGATTATAATGGATAATGGACTGTTTGAAGGTGAACAAATATCCAGTGACTTGCAAGACTTGGTTGATCTTGCAAACGAATGGAAATTAAAAGGGATTCACATTGATGAAATTGTAATTCCTGATGTTATGGGAAATATGAAAAAAACCAAAGAATTATATTATCGAAATTTTAATACAATCAAAGCTCATCCGGAATATACATTTCAACTCGTGATACAGCACTCTACTATCGAAGAATTTTACAAAATGATGGAATTTGCCGGCAAGTATTGGCTAAATAATGTATCAATCGGAATTCCTAAATTGGGGATAATTTCCAGAACATCTTTAGAAGCAGTCAATGAATACAAAAAAACACTAATGCCTATACATTTTCTTGGCTTAAAAGAATCATTTGAGGAACTTTCTCTTGTAAAAGACATAATAAGAAGTTGTGATACAGCGCAAATGTCAATTGCGGCAAAATATCATAAAAACCCCAATTCTCTATTTAATTGGACTCGAGCGAAAAATGAAACAATTGACCTTGAAAACGACCACATTCCTGAAGAACAATTAGAAAAAACAATAAAAATTCAAAAAGAATGGATTGACCATAAAATTTTATAATGTGGTCTGAACGGAGGACGGTGTGCCATTGAGTGTAAAAGATATTGAAACGAAAGTCGATGCATCAGCACTGCTCATGAGGCCTTTATCTGATTGGAGAATTCCGCTTTCAGATGAAGTAAACGTATATGTATACGACGAAAAATATATAGCTAAACGTTTTGACCAAATAAATTATCAATTTGTAGAAAAAGAAACAGCGAAGGAAATTTTGGTTGATAATCTTTATGCACTTTTAAGATACAAATATTTTCCCACAGCAACAGAAGAAATTGATAAAAGAATAGACCAGATTGTAAGTTCCTTTACAGCAAATTTGAAAACAACACTCAAAAAAGTATCTTTTGATAAAGCAAGTGATTGCATTTATTTGTCGATGATACCTGATTATTGTGTTGCTTTTCGTAATGGAGTTTATAACTTCAAAGACGACGAATGGCTTTTCAAATACGATGTTGTTGAATTACCCAAACTTTCGAACAAAATATATATTTATCCTAAAGAATTTGCAGTAACTTGGTATTTTAACTATAATTTTGAGCCGCTTCCTGTAAACATATCGGACACTTCACTCGAAGATTTTATAAAAATTTTTAAGAAAATTACAAAGGAACCGAAAACAAAAAACTTTTGCTTTGAATTGCTTTACAATATTGCTCACGATTCCAGCGACGCATTTGATATAACTCGCTTTGAACATCTTTGTGAAATTATGGGCTATACGATTCTTCAATCATTTTCTCAATATTTCGTCATGTTGATTGGTTCAGGTCAGAACGGTAAAAACTCATTGTTTGACGGTTGCTTTACTCATCGAGTTATTCCTCGTCCAGCCTCAAATGATTTGGATGAAATAGAAAATGACAAATTTATCACAGGAGCATTGGAAAATAAAGCTCACAATATTTTCTTGGAGACTTCTGCAAAAACATATACTGAATCAAAAATGATTAAAGCTCTTACGGGTTCAATGTATCAAACTATTCAGCCTAAAGGTGTGAACAAATATTCAGGTATTATAAATTGTAAATATATTTTCGCTGGAAATGACCAAGACAAAATAAAATTTTCTGATACTACAACGGGATTCAGACGACGAATAAACATGTTTGAAATATGGTATAGATGGGACAATGAAAAAAGGTTTTTGAAAAAAGGTGATTATTATGACACTACTTTTTCAGATGATTTGCATGAACTGAAAGAAGACACTTTGAATACAACAGCATTTATATATTTTGCAATGTTGGGTATAAAAAAGGGAACAGACAATTTCACTCGTAGTTTTAAGTTTTCAAATAATGATTGGGATGAAAAATATTCCGATTTGGACTTTGATATGAAAGAAAAAATCGACGCTATGACAATCGACAAAATTGTAAGATATATAAAAAGTAGTGATAAAACTATTGAAGAAGGAAAAATAATGTTTTTCGACTGTGCTGAAAAAACAAGGTTATACTCTTCAAAGTCGATGAAAAGTTATGGTGTTGAAAGTTTTGAAAAAATGCTTCGACTTTTTGAAAATACAGAAGAATTTATAAGTTATTTTTCCGATAACGACTGTTATATAGCTTTAAGGTCTTTACAAAATATTATTCACGATACCGGCACAGCGATAAATTTTTCGAATTCTCTTAAAAAAATATATAAAGTAAGAGAGTTTCAAAAACTTTATAATAATAAAGGATATGTTAAAATAGGTTTTAACGGAAAACGAATGAAAATTCTCTCGTGAGGAAAGGAGGTAAATATGGGAAGAAAAAAGAAAAACTCCATTTCTGAGGAATCTTTGGTTGAAGTATCGAAAGAAGCCAATGAATTACAGCGGGCGTATATGGAGGATTTAGACATAAATCCTCGATATTCGTTGGAAGTTGACCCCGAAAACAAATATCATATGAGTGACAAACAAAAAGAATTTATACGTCATTATGTTAATTTTAAGTCAATCGCTACTGCAGCTGAAGTGGCCGGAATAGATATGGATGTCGCAAAATCTTATTTTGTGTCATTTCAATCACAGTCAGAAATTCGACGAATAAATTTGGCGTTATATCAACGACAATTTGCTAATCGTCTTTTGAACTTAGATGAGATTGGAGGATATCTCACATCTCTTATTACAGATGAAAATGTACCTTTAGGCGACCAGCTTAAAACAATTGATAAACTAAAAGTTGTTCAGATGCTGATTGATTTGAACAAAACAAAAATCGAATCTTTAAGAAATCCCACAACAATCATGGCACAAGATTTAGACATTGAAATCAAAAATTTGTCAATACAGACAATACAACAGTTGTTAAAAGCTGAAAAACAGCCAAAAGTTGTTGGAACGGGCGAGTTTGCCGAAATATTGAGTCCAGAAGAAAACGCGTATTTGTCGACTCTGTCAAATAAAGAACTTTTAAGTTTAATAGATAAAAAGAATAAGGAGAATAAAAATGATAAATAAGAAAGCACTTGAACTCATTGGGGTTAGTGAGTTTGATTTCGAACGCTGGTGTCGAAGAAATAAAAAATCGTCGTATAAAAAGTCTGTTCAAAAAGAATTTTTTGAAGGTGTATTTTCCGGAAAAATTGTTCGCGACAAAGATGGAAAAATAATTTTTGAAAAAAATTCATAAAAACTATTGACATTTCAAAAAAATATGTTATAATAATAATAAAGAACAAGGGGTTAATTATGGAACAAATTACAATAAGAGTAAAAATTAAAAAGAAAACATCTCCTATAGAATTTGTTGTGAATTCTGAAAAACAAATAACTGCATTGATTGAAAATCTCAATGATGGTAATGTTTTTGTAACCATCGGGCCTATGACCATAAATAAGGAAGAAATTCGTTGGGTTGAGGTTGTTAGATAATGGCAGCGAGAATATCAATAAATGTTAAAATCGCAAAGTTTATTGATGACGAATTGAAGGATATAATCGAATTTGAGGGAAGTAAAGTTCAGTGTAAAGAATGGTTTAACAAAAATTATGGTATTTATAAACTCAAAGAAAATGAACCCAGTGTTGTTATTAACATAAATAATAAAGGATGGGGATTTTTTGAGGATTATGTTAAAAAAGGGGTTATACTTATATGAAATTATCACATAGCAAATTAGGTGTTATTTTGAATTGTCCTATGACATACCATCTTAAATACGAAGAGGGTATAAGCTTAAAGGTTACAAAATCTGCTTTGGCTATTGGTTCTGCTGTACATTGGGGAATCGAGCATAATACTGAGGACCTTAGCGAGTATTATGGTGATATTTCTTATGAACGAGACCAACTTTTGGCAGAATCCATGGTTCATGGATATCTTAAGCATAAAGATGAAATCTTTAATGAGATATTGACAGATTCACGCACTGGAGAAAAACTTGAACTTTTAAGTGAGCAACACGAAGTTTCACTTAATGCAAAACTTGAATCTTTTAAATATGATACTCCTCATGAGTTTGTAGGAATTATAGACTTATTGCTTTTGACAAACAAAGGATTTATCATCGTTGATTATAAAACAAGCTCGATGGAGCCTGATTGGGATAGTTATTCAGACCAGCTTTACAGATATATATTCCTTTTAAGAGATGCTTTTCCTGATATACCAGTCGTAAAAATTGCGATAATCAATTTGAGAAAAACTTCAATTCGTCAAAAGAAAACCGAAAATGAAAGTCAATTTCTTAATCGTATGAAATTTGAATACGATTTGAATGACGACAAATTGGTAAATTATCACGAATTTCCTTATAGTTGTATAGAAAAGGAAAAAATGGATGAGTATATTATAAATCTTTCGAAAATGGCAGATACTGCACAAATGATAATTGAAAGCGGAACAAGGTTTATCAATTTTGCAGCAGCTAAGGGAAATTACGGAAAATCAGAGTATTGGGATATTTTTTATCAAACTCCAGACGCATTTGCGTTGTATCAAATTAAAGATAAAATTTGGAACAACGAACTTTCTTGTTTTGATGAATACCGAGATTGTCGCTCGATTGATATGAAAACTATATTTAGTACGAGTATACTCAATCATTATAAAGATTTCAAAGAAATATATGATAGTTGTGATAAAAATATAAAAACAACAAGAAAATTTATAAAAGATAATTACAAGGAAATAGACAATGAATTGCTGGCACTTTACGAAGAAAATTTGAAACATGAGTAAAAAATTTCATAAAAAACTATTGACATTTCAAAGAAAATATGTTATAATAATAATAAAGGAGGAACACTATATGCCCAGAAATGCAATCAAGCTTTTGACAGCCAAACAGCTTAATGAGTTTAATGATAAATATTACAGCGAAATGACAGATGATAAAAAATATATACGAATAGACAATCGGCATTATTCAAAAAGCACTCTTCATGATGTAAATAAATCATTCAATATAAAGACAAATGTGCGCAACATTGTCATTACTTCAGAAATGATGAAAATATTTTCAGAGATGCAGGGAATTTATAAATTTAAGAATTATTCGATTTTCGATATTATGCAAGCGGTAAATATTCTTTATCTTACTTATCAGAATATAACTCAAAAGAATGTTGAAAGAATTCTTTTGGGTGATATAAAAATTAAATCACTTACTTAAGGGAGGAATTAAAAAATGGCACAGAAACGAATTAAAATGGTATTGTATGGTGAACCAGGAGTTGGCAAATCAGTATTTGCTTGTAAAGCTCCAAAACCGTTCTTTATTTGCTCTGATGGCAACTATGCATGGCTTGAAGATTTCGGAGCAGACCCTGATGCTTATGTAGAAGTAAGCTCTTGGGAAGAAGCTAAAAAGGCATTCGCAAATATTCCTGATGATTGCGAAACCGTTGTTGTTGACCTTCTGGAAGACCTGTTCAGGTGGTGTGAAAGAGAATATTGCACAAGAAACAAAATCGAACATCTTTCAGATTTGGGATATGGTAAAGGCTACGATGCAACTCGAAATGAGTTTTTCATCGAAATATGCAAATTGATTTCACTCGACAAAAACATTATATTTATTATGCATGGTCTTTCCATAACAGTAAAGGATAGAAGAGGGGTTGAACACACAAAATATGTTCCTTCAACTCGACTTCCCGATAAAGTTATTGATATGATTGAAGGAAGAGTGAGATACTTCCTCAGATGCTATATAAAGGATGTAGAAGTCGAGGAAGGAAAAATTCAGAAAAAGAGATTTCTTTCCCTTGTTCCCAAACCTAATGAATTCGGAATAATAAGGGGAGTCAATGAAAATGAAATTCCTCAGGATATTCCTCTTGAATTTTCAGAGTTTGCTAAAATTGTTGGTCTTGATGTTAAAAAAGAAAAAACAACAAAAAAAATAACCAAAAAAGTAGAGACTAAAACCGAAAAGATTGAAGAACCCGAAGAAAAAACAGAGGCCAAAACAGAAGAAACTCCCGAAAAAAGAGAACCCGTAAAAGAAGAAACTAAGGTTGAAGAAACAATTCCTGAAGAAACAACAGAAAGTAAAACTGAAGAACCCAAAACACTTTCAAACGAAGATAAGCTCGCTGCTATAAGAGCTAAGCTTGCTAAACTCAATTCAATGAAATAATAATAAATAAGGAGAATATTACAATGGCAGAAACAAAAGATTTCAAAGCTCTTTTTGACAAACTCGATGGACTTCTTTCCACAGTTGACCTCTCAGATGTTACAGCAGAAAGCGCTGGATTTACAGAACTTCCTGATGGTTATTACCTTTGTGAAGTAGAAAAAACTGAAATAAGAGAATCCAAGAGCTCAAAAATGCCGATGGCAGCTTTCACTTTCAAAATACTTGAAGATGGTTATACTGCTGAAGTTAATGAATCAGGTGAAACTGTTATAAATAACATCAAGAAGACGGCAAATCGAAAGATATTCATATATTATGTTTTCAAAGATGAACGTTCAGTTAAACGTTTCGCAACAGATATGCTCAAGTTTGAGGGTGAAGAAGAGGGAGAACCTCTGCTTCCTAAAGAAGCATTTTTGAACGCTGATACTGTGAATGACGCCCTTGAAATACTCACAGGAATGAGAATTTACGTTCACGTATCAACAACGGTAAATGAAGACGACACAAAAACAACATGGAACAATCTTATAAGCTGGAAGAGAGCTAAAGCGCTCGGCCTTCCTTGTTAATGAGTTCCTTTGATACTCTTCTTCAAATTTCCGACACTCCTCTTTTAAGTTTTCCTTTACAATTTTGCCTTGTTGCAAAGGACAAGAAACCTTTCAAAGTTGACGGAACTTTAGCAAAACCCAATTGCGTCGAGGATTTCGTCAACTTTGAAACCCTCTTGAAATGTGACAAACTTAATGATTTTGCTGGAATAGGAATATCAATACAAGCTTCAAAAATTTGTGCGATTGACGTTGACCACTGTTTTTCAGAACCGTTTAATAAGCATACAATCGACGACCGTGGTAAAGAAATATTCGATTTATTCTCGAAAAAAACTTATTGCGAGTTTAGTTTTTCAGGAACGGGAATGAGAATATTATTTACAACAAATTTGATTGAAAATTATGCAGATTTATATTATACTAAAAACGAAAAATATTCTGTAGAATTTTATCGTCCAGAAGGGCCAGCAAGATATGTAACGGTTACGGGAAAAATGTTAAGCGGCCGAAATATATCTCGAGTCGATTTGGAAACAGTAATAAAATTTTTGAACTTATATATGATAAAACCAGTTCGTCATTTCAAAAAGTCCAAAAAGATTGAAGAAGAAAAAAGCTTAGAGGAATGTAAAAGGCAAGTTATACAGTTGTATTATAATAATCATAAATTTCAAGAACTCTGGTTTGCTCAAGCCCCAGGAAGTGGTAAAAACGAATCGGAAATGGATTTTGAAATTTTATGCATTTTATACGAAAGTATAACAACAGATTATGACAATCTTAAATCTCTCTTTGAAATGTCTCCTTATTTTAAGTCAAAAGATTTCAAGCATCGACAAAAATGGGAAGGACAAGACAACAGATATCTCAAATATATTTTTGGAATATTGAAAAAAGGTGAATAATGAAAATAATTATATTTGATTTTGAAGTATTCAAGCACGATACTCTTTTAGGATGTAAAATAGTAAATAACGATGGTTCATTAGATATATTTCAAACTTGGGATATAGAAGAAATTAAAAATTTTTATAATGATAATTTAACTTCGATGTGGGTTGGACATAATTGTATTGGATATGACAATATAATTATGGAAACAATTTTGAAAAATGGTAATCCTTATAAAAAATCAAAAGAAATTGTCAAAGAAGGAAACAGAGTTAAAGCTCATTTACCTATACAAACTTATGATTTGATGAATGGATTTTACAGTCTTAAAACGACAGAATATATCGTGGGGAAAAATATTTCTGAAAGCTCCGTTAGTTTCGATTTGGATAGACCTCTTACTGAAGAAGAGAAAAGATTGACTGAAAGTTATAATCGTGATGACTTGGAACAAACCTACGATAATTTCATAGCAACTACGGAGGCATTTTTTTTACGACTTGAGATTATAAAGGAATTTGCCTTATCTTTTGAATGTCTAAATGTGACGGATGCGAGATTGTCTTCAATTGTTCTTGGGGCAAAAGCAATTCCAGGAATTGAAAAAGAAGTAGTTAAACCCAAACTTTATGATACATTACAGTTAAAAAATGAAGAACTCAAAAATTATTTTTTGGAAAATAAATTCAGAACTTCTGAAAAATTAAAAATTACTCTTTGCGGATGTGAACATCAAATAGGCTCGGGCGGTATTCATGCGGCATTAAATAAATATCACACAAAACGCGCATTATATTTTGACGTTAGTGGTTATTATAATTTAATAATGATAAATTATAATCTTTTGCCCCGTACGATGCCAAAAGAAAGTCGAGAAAAATATATCTACATGTATCACGAACAACTTCGACTTAAAAAAATTGACCCCGTAAAAAGAAATGTTTATAAAATAATTTTGTTGGCTGTTTTCGGGGCTATGATGAATGAGTATACTGATTTCTATGACCCTTGGAACGGTCTGCTTGTTACGATTACCGGGCAGTTATTTATTGTGGATTTGCTTGAGAAACTCGAAGGAAAAGTAAAAGTCATTCAAAGCAACACTGATGGTATAATGGTTGAGCCATTTAATTGGAAGGATAAAGAAGAAGTTATAAAAATTGTCGAAGAATGGGAAGCTCGAACCGGGTTTGTCATTAAGAAAGAAGAAATTCATAATCTTTGGCAACGAGATGTAAATAATTATACTTATGAAAAAGAAGGGCATATTGAAGCTAAAGGTGAAGCTCTCAAGGCATATAATGCAGTTAAAAATCCTATAGCTTCCCAAGCTTGGACACTTAAAGAATCACCTATTATAGCATTCGGCATAATCAATTATTTACAGTTTGGAAAGAGTCCCGAAGAAACAGTGGGAGAGTATAAAAACAATCTTTTAATGTTTCAATTTGCGTGCAAAAAACTTTCTTTCGATTATCTCGAACTTGAAGAAATTGACAAAGATACAGGAAATATTAAAACAACGCGACTTCAAAATGTTAATCGAGTATTTCCTGCGAAAAAGGAATTAGAACGAGGAATAGTTTATAAACATAAAGAACGAGATGGAAAGCATACAAAATCAAAAATCGCAGGGCTTCCTGAAAATATGTTTGTATATAACGGAGATATTCGAGGAGAAGAAACAGTAAAAGAGCTTGACAAACGAATTGATTTTGATTATTATGTAAATAGAATTTACGAACGAATTTTAGAATTTGTTGATATTCCAAAAGTAAAGGATTTTGATATATGACAAAAGATATTGAGCGTGAAATAAATAAACTATATAATAAAGTTTTTAATAAAGTTTTTTCACATAGCGGATTTAGAGCTTTGTCTCGTCGGAATCGTATGGAAATTTTGGAAACTGCTGAAAAACTCGAAAGTAGTGACGCTTATGAAGAATTTGCAAAAAACTTTGCCATAGAACTTTCAAAAAAGGGTTTACGACATCAACGGGGAGTTTGGAGAAAATTTTATAAAGTCGCTCAAAGAACTCATTATGTCACTCTTCCAAAAACTTTTACTGAATATGAAGCCCTTGTAATGAAAAAAGCAATACAACAAAATTTTCAAATGATAAAATCAATTCCTCGAGAAGTTGTAAAAATTATGGAACATAAATATACATCAACTTTAATTGAGGAAGTTGCAAAAGGTAAATTATCTCGAGGAGCATTCGAAAGACAGTTAAAAAGTCATGGTTATAAGAATGCAAAGCTCATTGCTAGAACAGAAACAGCAAAACTTCAAACTGTTATTCTCCAATCACGAGCAACAGAGATTGGTTCAGTAGCTTATATTTGGCGTGCATCTCATGATAAACGAACTCGACCGTCCCATCAACAAATGAATGATGTTGTTGTATTTTGGAGACAAGGAGAACAAAAACCTCATCTTGATAACATGATTGGCAACGCAGGTGAATTCCCGAATTGTAGATGCACTCCCCAACCCATTGTTGATATTGATGATATTACAAAACCTGTTTATCAAGTATATAATTATTTAACTCATAAAGTTCAAAAAATGACTAAAAACGAATTGATAACTGCCTTAAAAAATGGTGGTTTACAATAAAAAAAAATAAAATAAAGGAGTTCTGTTATGGTTACAAAAAATCCCAAAATTAAAGTAAACGACAATCTTTTTCGTCTCGAGGAAATGTTTGACGAGATGAAAAAATCGATGGAAAACGTTAAAGATGTTGTAAAAAAACAGGAACATCTTATTGAGGTGCTTGAAAAAAGTAAAGAAAAAGATGATTTTAAGGATTTTATCGCTTCAATGAAAGAAGAAATCAAAAAAATTGAAGAATCTAAAATCACTCTCGCTCGTCGAATTGATTGTATAAGAGATGTAATTGATGATTGTCATGAAGACGAAGGTAAAAAAATAACTGTACTTGACCTTTTGGAGGGTTTAGGAGTATTTAACTAATGAGTCCGTTTGAAAAACTTTTAAGACGAGAGCTGTATAAACGTAGTTTTTATGATTTTGTCAAAGATTTTTGGAACACTTGCGAGCCGAACAAAATGATTGATGGAAAAATCATAAAAATATATTGCGAAATTTTTCAGTATATGTGCAAAGATTGGGTGGGGTATGACGAAATAAGCATACCCCTTCCTAAAATTGATGAGAATCAAAATCTGATAGACATCCGACAAGGCAAAAGAAACTTGTGTTTGATGGTACCACCTCGTCACACAAAATCACTTATTTTTAATGTAATGGGTCCTACTTGGTTATGGATATACCACCCTATTAAAGCAGCGTCAATTTCTCATAACTCAGCTCTTGCAGGACAAATGAACTCTAAAAGATATGCGATTGTCAACTCTGAAAAATTCAAAGAGATTTACGATGACATTCATCTCGTTGCAAATAGCTCAACATTTATAAAAGATGCTCGAGGTGGAGAGCTCTATTCACTTAACCGGAATGCTTTTACAGGGTACGGATGTGATATAGCAATAAACGATGACCTTACAAACGCAGAGACAGCAAGAAAAGACCGAGCCGAAATGGAAAATGCTTGGAGCTATTATCAGAACACTCTGCCGTCAAGAATTAACGATGTTAATAAATGTCTGATTATGAATATACAACAGAGACTTGCTCCAAACGACATCGCTGGTCATATAATGAACGACGAAAAATTGGCTTCAACATACGTGTTTGTTACGCTTCCCGCAATCTTTGAAAAAGACACCTTTGTAGTTTGTCCGATTTCAGGAGATATTATTCATTTTGAGAAAGGCGAATGTTTATGGCCCGAAAGATTCGGAGATTATTTGACGTTAAAATATCAGGTAGGCGAGAGCATTTTCCAAACACAGTATCTGCAAAAGCCAATAGCTTCTGACAAGACGGTTGTCAAGAGCGAAATGATTGTTGAGAAAGACCTCCCAGACACTCCACAGATTGAGAACGCTGATATCGTATACGCTTCGCACGACTTTCCGGTCAAGGACAAAGACACATCGGACTATCTCGGCTCTGTTCTTGCTTACAGAGTCGGAGCAAACCTCTACATCACCGATTGCTTGGAAAAGCGAATGGCGTTTGTCAAGTCGGTGGAATATGTTGAGCAACTCAACGATGTGTATGCCGGAATCATCCAAATTATTGAGGATAAGGCGAACGGCTCTCCGGTGCTTCAGCAATTACAAGACAAAGTGCCGGGGATGCAAGCGTTTCAGCCGGGGGCAGCTTCCAAAATGCAACGGTTGGAATCTGCTTCGCTTTACATGAACTCTGGAAACGTGATTTTCGTAAAAACAAAATTCGACAAGTTCACAAACACATACACCTACACTGAGGCAATGCAGAATCTCATTACACGATTGTTGAACTTCCCCTTTGTAGAACATGATGATATTGTGGACGCATTTTCAATGCTCGTACTGTTCGTCTTCATGGACAGACGGTTTATGGTTTACGGAAGAGCGTTTAATTCTGATAACATCATTGATACCGTTGATATTCCTAAAAATTATTCAACTGTATTTTTCAACAAAGAAGGTGATAATTGGAAAGCTCTTGAAATTGTTCCTTTATATGGCGAAGAGACAAGACTCGTAGTAACTCGTGAAATTCTGTTCAAAGCTGATGTGGATGAAGGCTTGAGAAAATTAAAAGAATTTGGCAAAGACAAAAAGGTTTTCATCGACTGTTCAGCAACAGAAGCGATGCGAGGAATGACAACACAAATAGCGAGTGTAGAACGCTATGAAATAGAGGACTTCGATAAATCTGTTGCTCAAACCAATTTAGCGTTCTCTATGAAACGTATTTTAATCGACAGCTCCTGCGTACTAACTCGAGGAGATATCGAAAATTTTAAGTATACTAAATCAAAAGACGATACTGTAAAATATATAACACAAAAAGACGGTTTTGTTGCTTGTTTGCGGTTGGCATTGCAATATTACGGCGGAATTGTATAATAAAAAAGGAACGGATTTTTCCGTTCTTTTTTATTATACAATCGAAAAAATTTTTGAAAAAATTTTTCGAAAAACTATTGACATTTAAGAAAAAGTGGGTTATAATATATATGGAAAATAACAAATAACATTGAGGGAGAATAAATTATGGCATACGGAATTTATTACAGAAACAGGGGGAGCAAAAATCGCTTTATAAGAGCATATGAAATGGTAGCGCCAACAAGAAAAGTAAAGTTTAGTTACGATGGGAAAATTCCACGCGATATAAGATGTAATACTTTTGAGGAGGCTTTAGAAATTGAGGCAAAATATATCAGAAGAGGACTTGAAACGAAAATCAAAGAAGTAAAATAAAAGGAGAAATAAAATGAGCGTTAGTTATTTTGAAGTAAAAAAAGTTTTTGACACACTCCCAGTAGGTTATTATATAGGACGAGACGTAAAAAGAGAACTTTCGGAAAGTAAAGATGGTAGTTATTACGACCCCATGAATGATAAAATAATAATAAGTTTTCCTTTTATTAAAGAGGGATTAGATAAATCAGAAACAACAGATATTGAAAACGATACACGAACACTTTTGTACCATGAGGTTTCTCATGCATTCCTTACTCCAAAAAAATTGATGGAAACTTTTAGAAGATATGCAACAAGACAAGGTTATAATGAACTTACAATAGGTATAAGTTTTAACTCTATAATCAACATATTTGAGGACGAACGAATTGAACGAATTTTTGATAACTATTTTTACGGAGTTAATTTTAGAAAATATTGCGAACGAGTGAATGATTGGAAAGGAATATCTCATCCGTCTAATATTCAGGAAGCATGGTTTGATTTTATAAGATTTCGCGCAACGACAAAAAGATGTGAAGAGCTTTTACCTCGAATTGATGAAATTATAAAAATAAATAAAACTTTGACAAATTGGTCTAGTGACCTCAATTCTATAGATTATTGCTCTCGCGTTTGGAAATTATTTATAAATTTTTTCCGTAAGTGGAAAGAAGAAGATAAAACAAACAAAGAAAAAAACGAAAGTGATACAACATTAGAATCTCGTAAAACTAAAAAGGCTGATAATTCTTCTTCTGAAAACAAGGAAAAAACAAGTTCTAAAAAAGATGAAAGTGAGATATCAAATAATTCTGATGAAGAAAATCCTATAATATCTTCTAAAGAACTTCAAAAAATAATAAAAAATATAAGTGAACAATATATTGATAAAAATATAATTGAGACATTTATGTTGTTGTTCAATAAAAATTCTAAAGTAACAAAAAAGAATTCAGCTGCAATAAACGCTTATTCGGGAGTGTTTGACCCTCGTTCCACAATAAGAGACGACTACAAGTTCTTTCTTCAGTCTAATCGAGTTGGGCATCAAAAAGCATTTTCTAAAATGAAATTAAATTTATTTATTGACCGCAGCGGAAGTTTTGCTAATTCAGTACCTATGGTTAATAAGATTATATATGCGCTTCAAAAAATCGAAAAAGTTAACCCTGATTTTGAATTTGATGTGGTAACTATAGGAATGGACGAACGTTTACTTCCTAAAAATAATCGAACGTTTGATGCTGCTGGAGGAAATGCCATAACCCCAGCTCTCAGAAAAATTTATAATTCTCTTCAAAATTCTAAATATCAGACAATCAACATTTTGTTGTTTGACGGAAATTGTTATACAGATTGCGATTTTGAAGACTGTGAAAGCCTTTCAGTTTTTAACAACAAAAAATCTGTTGTAATTTCTGAAGCTTCGAATGAACACGTGTTCAATAAATTTATCCCGTCTGTAAAAGTTAATTATTGCAAAAATTTTGTTAATGAACTTTTTAAATCAATAATTACAGCCCTTCAAATAGTTTTGGGATGAATTCTGGAATCATCAGAAGCCCTCAGTTAAACTTTCATATAAAGGCAATATAAATTTATTACCAAATAATAAAATGTGACTGAGGGCTTCAGATTGATTCATATTATCGTAATAAATTGTATATACTTTTGTTAACAATTTTTTTTCAAAAATTTTGAAAAAACTATTGACATTTAAGAAAAAGTGTGATATAATATAATCAGAAAATAACAAAAAAAAACAAAAGGAGAATAAATTATGAGACTCGGAACCTCAGCAAAATTTATTAAAATTTCAAGAAAAACAGGAGCTATCTGGACCAATCTTTTTAATAAAGACGGACAAATGGAAACTATCACTGAAGAAAACAAAAAATTGGTCGCTAATACGATTTATAAAATTTTTAACAAATATTCGATTGGGGATGATAAAAAACTTATTCTCGCTAATTCTGCTATTGATTATATCAACGAATATTATCCAGACCTTAATGTTGAACGAATTACTTATGTAAATCCTAGCCAAGAATTTACAAATACTCCTGTTGAAGAAAAAACATCAAATCCTGCACAGCCGAAGATTGATAAAAAGAAAATAAAAAATACTCTTAAAAAATTCATTGACTTCTTTTCAGAATTTTCTTTTGAACCCAACTATCGTTTCGTTAATACATTTTCATATTGCAACACAATTTCAGAAGCTGTGGAATATACAACGCGATATTTCGAACTTTCAGATTCGCCTTATACAAATTCAATTATAGAGAAAATGAAATCTCCTGAATTCAATGAGATTGCATTGGAACTTGTAAATATTACTCCTTCCACAAAAATAAACACACGTTTCAAACTTTATTAAGGTTCTGCAGGAACAGGAAAAACAACGGTGGCTATGAAAGAAGCTGAAGGAAATTGCATGGTTTGCCATTCGGCAATGTTGCCTTCCGATTTGATGGAAGATTTCAAATTTGAAGAGGGAAAAGCAGCATTCCAACCTTCGGCCCTTTATAAAGCAATCACAGAAGGAAAGAAAATCGTTCTCGATGAAATAAATCTTCTTCCTTTTGAGAGTCTCAGATTTTTACAGTCAATACTTGATGGTAAAAAAGAATTTAACTACAAAGGCATAAACGTTCAAATAAAAGATGGCTTCCAGATTATCGGAACAATGAACTTGAACGTGAACGGTTCAGTTTATTCTCTTCCTGAACCCCTTGTTGATAGAGCTGAACAGATTAAGAAGTACACTCTCACAGCAGACAATCTTTTGAACGCTGTTTGTTAATGAAAGGAGATATATAAATGAAATTATTCACAGATGCTCAAATTACAGACCCTAAAGACCCCTTATATCCTCTGTTGGCTAAATATAATGTCAAAATAAATCGTAGCAATTCTTCTGATGCTGTTTATGTTTATCGGAAAACTCGAGGTTTTAGATTGAGAATAGGCCATTATATACCACCGGGACAAAAACATCTCCGTAATTTTTCAGAAAATTATGAAACTTCAAAAGTAAGTCCTAAAATTGTAGAAGAACAAATCAAAAATTATTTGAATCGATTTTAATACACACGACCAGCGAGAAGTCGTTAAACTCTAACGTGCGAAAAAGCGACGGTATGGGCTATACGCTTGAATAGGTAATACGTGGTAATGGATTGCCGTGTTTCATTATCACTATTTATAAGGAGAATAATATGAGCATATACAATAAATTATTTGATTGGCAAAAGAAAATAGTAGATACGTTCGAAAGTCGTAATGATTTTGGAATATTTCTCGATTGCGGTTTAGGAAAAACTCCAGTAAGTTTAGCTTTTGCTGAACGTCATAAAGCAACAAAAATAATTGTAGTCACTATAAATGGTAAGGCTATTGAAGACGAAAAAATTAAAGGGAGTTGGTTAGATTGGGCAGAACAAATGGAACTTAAATACTCTCTTTATAATAAAAAATCAAAACAAGCTTTTGATAAAAAATCAAACGAAATTTTTGTAATAAACTATGAATCACTGTTTTCAAGAACGACTAAAAAAACTTCAAAAATGGTTTTGTCGGAACGAATTAAAGAGTTTATTGACAGTTGCGGTAAAGAAAACATTGTAATGATTGTAGATGAAAGTCATAATATTAAATCATTACAAGCTCAAAAATCATTAGCAATAAATCGAATAAAACAGGAGCTGAAGTTCCGAGCAGCTTCGTTTCATTCGTATTTGTTGACGGGAACCCCTTTTACACAAGGATTTATTGACTTATACGCTCAACTCAAATTTTTGGGTTATCCTGATAATAAGGAAACGTTTTGCAATAACTTCTGTGTAAGAGGGTGTATTCCCGGCTTACTTGGATGGCAACAACCTATTGTAGGTTATAAAAATATTCCATTTTTGTACGACACTATACATAAATATGCGATTACAATAAAAAACACGGATGTGATTAAACTTCCAGGACAGACTTTTGTTAAACATGAAATTCCATTGTCGATTGCGTTTAACACCTTCACAAACGAAAAACTTTATCAACACGAGATTTGTAAATTTAAGAAAATCGATTTTGAAGAAAAATTAAAAGGAAAAGTTAATAATCCCTTTTATCGAAATTTGGATTATCCTGACACCAAATATTTGGCTGAAACTACGGGCGCTTTTTGGTTGCGTTCTCGACAAATATCAATTGGATTTTTAGGTAACGCCGGAGAATGTGAATGGTATGACACAACTCGGCTCAAATCGCTTGAAAAATTTTTAAGTGAAAATGAAGACAACTACGCGTTGTTTTATAATTTTACTCCCGAGTTGCTCGAAATTTATTCAATCTGTGAGAAGCTCGGTTACAACATCGATGTATATTCGGGTGAAGTAAAGAGCACATTCTTTTATGAAAAATATTCTCATCAATCTGAAGAGGAACAACTCGTAAATAAGAAAAATATAATACTCGCAAATTTTGCGAGTGGTTCTACGGGGATGAACTGGCAAAATTATCATCAGTGCATTCTTTTTTCAATCCCTCTTTTTAAGGATTACACACAAGCTCTGGCAAGAATTTATCGTATAGGCCAAAAAGACCCTGTTGTTTATCATACTTTTTATCAAAACAACTGGTTGGATAAATCAATGATTAAAGCTTTGGAAGAGGGAAAAACATACAACAATGATATGTTTGAAAGCGACTATAAAAAGGAGAAGTTATTTTGACACCCGAAAAGAAAGTTCAAAATTCAATAATAAATTTTTTGAAAAAACTCAAAGATGATGGAAAACCTATTTTTTATGAACGACGACAAGCGGGTGGCTTTTCTTATAAAAAGGGAATTCCTGACTTGTATTGTGTTTATTACGGATATCATATTGAAATTGAAGTCAAAGCCGAAAATGGTGAACTTTCAGTTATGCAAGAAAAATTTAGAGATATGTGTGCAAAAAATAAAATCTTTTGGATTTGCTCAAACAGCTTAGATGATTTCAAAATTAAATTCGAACGTATAGAATCGATATACATTGCTTATATGAAGCGAATTAAAGCGCTCTAAGAGCATTTTATATAAAAGCAATATAAATTTACATCTAAAAATTTAAGTCTCTTAGAGAGCTTTATTTTAATCGAAAAAATTTTTGAAAAAATTTTCACAAAAACTATTGACATTTAAGAAAAAGTGTGATATAATAGAATCAGAAAATAACAAATCCCACCGAAAAGGAGAAAAAACAATGCTTACAAAAGACGAATTTACCGAAAAAACCAAAGGCTATAAGTCAATAAGCGAAATTAACTACATAAAGCAATACTGCGGCGGCAAGTACACAAATTTTAAACTTGAGTCTTGCTACCTTGAACAAACTGCTTGGTATGATAACATCTATTATGTTGACGATGAACGCCAACTTATCATTGAAGATAGTTTTTATATAGGGGACTGAACAAGCCGAGCGGGGCGGCAAATTCCCGCATAAGGAGGAACGTATGAGCGATTTTGAATTATTGAAAACATTGCAGTTGGAGCTTGTCAACACTCTAGAAAAGAGAAGGCAATCGGAGGGAGAATATGTGCAGAGAGAGTTTTGCAAAGCAAAAATCAGAAGATTGCGTCTTGAAATATCAGAGGTAATGCTACGAATAGAAAGAAAATGTGTTCATTCGTACAAGCTCAAAAAGGAGAAATGGCAATGACGCTTGCAAATATGGCAAAAGCAATACGGCAAGAAACGGGAATGAGTCAAAAGCAGTTGGCGGAAAAGATAGGCACAAATCAGACGGAAGTGTCTTTTATCGAGCGAGGTTTTATCCCTCTCAATCCTGAAAAGCAAATAGCAATAGAGAACATTTTTAATGAAGTTATAAAGGAGAATAATAAAAAATGAAACATATTATCGAGTTTATTATCTTGCTCTTGACGGGAAAGAGCAAAGAAGCTGTTGATTTAGGAATTTGTGATTTTTCTGGTCAAGGTCGGAACAAATACGGAATTTAATTAGCTAATCATTCCATTATAAGTTACCTTTCTTTCTTGATTTTGTTGTGAGCTATCAGTCGTGAATCGGGCGGATTAAAATAAAAAAACCCCTCATATGAGGAGTTTTTTTATTGATTTTTTGAGTTACTGAAAATCAACTTCGCCGCAAGTCAACGTCCACGTCTGTGTTCCGACAGTTTCGCCAAAGCTCTGGTCGGGGATTTTCGTAAAATAGCAGTCGTTACAATAAGCAATAGGTGTGCCGTCGTTGGTTGTAAGCGAAACCGTGAAGCCTTCGTAATCACCCGAATAAAAGAGTTTCGCAAACTGAATAAATTTTGCAACTTGGTCGGAAACCTGCGAAATGGAGACCGATGCTGTGCCGGTTTTTGAAAGGTTTTTCGTATGAACCCATGCCCCCGTTGCAAACCCACTAGTTGTGAAAGTGTTAGTGTCCATCGAAATTGTAATGTTGTCATTGTAATTTCCTTCGCCACCTACGGTGATGCTCCCAAAACTTGAAAAGGCACTATCGTTAGGCTTAATCGAAAGAATATAGTTAGCTAAAGAATACCTTGCCATGTTTTATACCTCCTTAAATCACTTCTCCGTTTATTGTTATCTTACGAATGCCGTATTGGTCGGCGATGATAATATATATGGGAGGAGTTTTTCTTTCGGTCTTATCAACAAGGGTGAGCGACGAAAGGGGAAGAATTTTGATTGAATAGCCCAAAAGGAGGGGAGTGCCTTTTGTGATAATCGTATACGTCTGTCCGTTGTAAGTCGTTGTTAAATCTTCGTCAGTCCACACCTTGTCAGTTGTCAAATAACCACAAGAACGGTAAGCTTCGAGTTCCTGTGCAACTGTTGCGTAAATCTGTGCCAAACCTCGTGCGCCCTTTATTTTAGTCGTTAAAAGGTCGAGAAGTCTTTCCGTGAGCGTCTGATGCAGAATAATCTTTACATATGAGTTTATCAGGTCTGCACCGTTCTTGAGATTGCCACCCATGTTGCGAACAGCCCCAGCAAGATATACATCAACATTCATATTTTCATCAAGGATGCTTCCGAATGTTGTGTCATCAACCTTTTCGTCAGTTAGTGTTTCCTGTGTAAACATATAGTCAGCAACCGTATTTGTTCGATATACATTTACACGCGAAAGATATGCTGCGATTGTCATTTCTGCGCCAAGAACAGTAGAATATTTTACTCCAAAATTGGCAACAGCATCTTTGTCAATCGTATCGTTTGCCTGTTTTACAGCATTGGATTGAAGCCAAGTGAGCAAGGCACCAGTTGGCGTGGTGTCGAAGGTGAGTTTGCGGTATGACTCGTCATTGAATGTATACCGTGTCTCTGTACCCGGTTCATAACCGGCTATTTCTGTGTTGCCATAGTACAAAGTAATAGGGCCGAGGTCCCTGTTCGTACCAATAGATGTAAATTTCTGCCCATTGGATGTGAATGCAATCTGTGTAGTCACCAGCTCGCCACTTGCGCTGCTTTTGATTACCCAGGTTTCTTTTGCCCCGCTAGTTGTTCTTGCGAGAATAATTTTTTCGTTGATTCCGTAAATGTTTGTGTCTGCCGCTCTTGTTGTTGCAACTGCCTTTAATGCATTGTATGTTGCGGTTGTATTTGACGCAGGATTAGCAGCGCATATAACAATATATTTATTGTCAAGCGCGCTTATAACGTCGTTTGTTACTGCAGAAGCGGGCATTCCTTCAACAACAAGGACTGAAACGCCCCCATTGTTAAAAAACATTTCAAGATATGCCATTGTTGTCGCCATTGAGGCATAACGTCCTGTGGCGTCTCCCAAAGACTCAATCAGATGGGCTGTACCCTTTGTACCTTCCGAAGTATACAAGACAACAGTTCCCCTTGTTCCGCTGACGGTTGAATGGACATGCTGCTCAATGTCTATGTCCACAAACCGTTTTATGTTTATTTCAGCCATAAAAACCTCCTTAAATATTTTCGATTGTTAAATCATTAAGAATTTTCATCGGGTTTTGAGCATAAACAGGAGCGATAGAAAATCTCACGCTTATGTTTATTTCAAAATCCCAACGTTTCCAAAGAACCCCGTTCTTGAACTCGTCCAACTGTGTGGGGTTCGACACACTTTCAAGATATACACCTTGATTAAATAAGTTGTCACGAGCCGCTTCCGTTCTCAGTCTTGCAACAAGGAGTGGGGCTATGTTGTCGGTTTCGTCGCCATACATTGTTATTTGTACCGAAAACGATTTGTAATAAGTCACTGAATCGTCAACTTCCGTGAAGCTCACGTCGTGCTCATTGTCCGAACTTTGAACCTCGAACAATATACAACAATCTGACGGCGAGATGCTTTCAAAAATAGAGTCAATCCTATTTTTATCAAGATATGCACCATATTCGGAAAGAGCATTTCGCACAAATGACGCATCCAGTCCCGATTGTGTGACAAGCTCGTTGCGAATTATCTTATCAATTTCCTTTGTATTTGAAAGAGAATTTATCATACCAATTTTTCTCCTTCCAAATATTTGATATAATCGGAAAGGTCACGATATTGTGTAAGGTCAATCATTGTAAGAGCGCATTCTCTTACTCCGTACTCGTCATATTCAGTCACTCCGTCAACTCTCAAATAACGATTCTTGTACTTCAAAATATCTCCAATATCGATTCGGTACAACGACTTGCAATAAAAACGATATTTCATTTCGTCAGTGTTGCCGTTCTTGCTTTGACTAAGGTTAACTCCTTGACATTGCAAAGACCCGCGTATCGTTTGATTTGTATACGTCAAAACTGAATTTCCATAGTCGTCCAACGTTTTTCCCGTAACTACGAAGATGTTATAATTGAATGAGAACTCTTCAATGCAGTCGTAAAAATACGTTGGGTCAATTACATGATTTTGATAAATTTCCGCCATTTACTGAGCCCCCGGTATAGGATTTGAAGTTACCACAAGTATTGACGGCACCGCTTTGGTTTTGAGCAGAGCCATAAGAGCCGCACCATAGCTTGTTTGATTCCAGAACATTGCTTCATCCTCGCTCAACATAGATTTGCTCAAATCATAGCTCTTCGAGAACGAACCAACACTCATCGAAGAGAGAACGCCGTGAGTTGCTCCACCTGCAATCCCCTGTAATGTGTCACCCGAAGGAGCTTGCACCTGATTAGCAATCAAGGTTAAATAGTGAGCGATTGCGTAACTCATAGCAAGCTCCCAATCAGAGCCAAAAATGCTGTAAAATATCTTATTATTGACGAGCTTGTAAATCTTATCAAAATATTTTTGACCTTCAGTTGTCGCAATAAATTTGCTATACTGCGGCATCCAAAATATAAAATCATCACTTGTAAATTCGGGATTTTCTCTATTCAGTTGTATGCCGATTATAGCCATAATTTATCTCCTTAGTTTTCAAGATTTTTCGGTGTTACATTACCGTTAAGAACAGCATAGAGATTTTCAACATGTCTCTGTTCGTCGTCTCGTATTGCCTTGATTGCCTCGTAAGCCTCATCGGGTATATAGTCTTTAAGAGTCTCCAGAGCTACGTTGTAGGACGATATCGCACTCGTTTCTTCGTTTATAAGAGACTGGATTACATCACGAACTGTAAGAGAATCTTTCTGGAATGAATCGATAACTCTCACGACCCACTTGCCTTTCGCGTTTGATGCCTCGTATTGAGAGCCTGTCCACTTAAAATTTGAATCGAAGTTGTTATCTAACCAATCTTCAGCGTAACCTTTAAACACAACTTTGCCGTTAAGCGTTACTTCGATGATGTCATCGTCATAATTGATGCGACGAGAATCTTTCTGGAATGAATCTCCAGTTTTCTCAACAGTGTCTGTCATCGTTCCAATTTTTTTGCCAGAGTCTATAACCGTAATGATGTCATCTGGCATATAATACCACTTGTCTGTCGAGCCATCGTCGAATTTTACAACTACGTCATATCCGTTACGACGATCGCCTTTTACAGAGACGACCGTTGCTTTGTCACCATCTTCGCTCAATATGCGTTTACCAGGAGAAAGTGCCCACGGTGAAATTGTACGGGCGTCTTTTACAGAATCATACACAAGCATATCTGTAGGTCGATATGTTATTTCCTCAGTCTTAACCGGAGATGTTTTACTGTTCATTCGAACTTGAATACCAAAAGGAGTATGTCTTACAAGAACAACATCCCATTTGCTTCCGTCCTTTTTTGTAATTACATCACCAGGTTTGAGTTCAGAAACATATTTTCCATCTTTTATCGAATCACTCGAAGTATTTTTAATCTGTCGAACTATACTTACTGCATCGCAAATAGAATCAGCTTTGACAATATACTTTCCAATTTTATATTTGTTCATCATTTCCTCCGTTGTTAATAAATACACCGTAGGTGCTTTAATTGAGCTACCTACGGTGCACCATTAAGTTTTATTCGATTATTTAACAGAACTTAGTTTGTGAAGTCCCAATATGTAACGACACCAAGCTCTGTTGCACTTGTGTTGTAAGGAAGCTGAATTTCAGAAACCTGACCAACAAATGCCGAAGTGTAGCTCATCTTATCGATGTTGGGGAGAGTAATGTAATGCTGAATAGGATACGGCATATCAACTCTTACGAAAGATTTGTCCTTCTTGTAAGCAACGATTCTGCCCTTGCCCGCCGTTCCGAGAGTATCAAGAGCGGGACGAGAAGAGATTGTAACCTTTACTTCGCCAGCACTTTCATCAACTCCGAGGTTATGTTCAATAAGGAAACTACGAAGTGTTGATGTGTAGAGAGCAGAGAAACGAGAGGAGAGGTCTTTACCGACGAACGTCGGAACGAGGAACGTGTCGGGGAGAAGTCCGATGTTCATGTTAGAATTAAGAAGATATGTTTCAAAAACACCATTGAAGAATGAAACTACTTCTGCGTCACCCATACCTTCGAAGCCCTTGCCAGTTGTAGTTGTATTTGTAATTGTCTGTTTGTAAACAACATCGTTGTTGAAGAGACCTGTACCACCGTTGATGCCTGTGTAAGCAACCTTCTGAACGAAGAGGTCCCAACCTGCAACTATTGCATTCTGATATATGTCCTGAATAGACTTCTGAAGCGTAAGCTTCTTCATCTTTTCAAGTTCGATGAAACGAAGGTCGTACGCTACCTCGAACGTGTATACGTTTACTCTCTTCTGATTGAGACCGGCATTTACACGAGGAATGTAGTTTGCGTTATTACCTACAACGTTACGGAATTCGTTCATTATTCCAGCCCAGTCAACTGTGTAATATTCTACAAAGTCAACAAAGCCACCACCGACATCAACAGGAACGTCCTGTGCGTAGGTCACGAAATACTTCGGCTCGTAAAGAGTCTGATGAAGTTTTGCGAGAGTCGTTGTAAGGAAAGCAAAGTTTGTGTCCTGAACCTTTGTATCACCAACGAATGCTCTTGCTATCTTGTTGCCGTACGTATCAGCAATCGAATATGTTTTACCTCTTTTGGAAGCAGGAACATTATCTACGTAGAAATTCTTTTCTATATTTGAGGGAGTGAAAATTTCTGCCATGGTTATTTATCTCCTTTCCTTTAGCATCCCATATAAATTTCTGCCAGCTTAACGCCGTTTACTGTTTCTTTTGTACCAGTAAATATAACGTTTGTAAGGTCGATGGCAGTAGATACGCCAGAAGTTGTTATCTTACCAGAAGGAAGAACAGCAACTTTCTTACCGGCAGCAACATTTGCATCAACTGCTCCAGTATCAAGAGCAACTGCAAGGTAGCCACTGCGGAGAAGGTTGAACGCTTCGCCAGGGTTAACCTGAATTGTCGTACCAGGATAATTTTCAGGGAGTTTGACGTTTGTTGCGACTACAAAGCCAGCAACCTGTGTTGCAGCTGTGATTGTAGCGGGTTTTGTGTAATATCCATCCGTTGTGGAATATACAACAACATCACCGAAGTTTACGGGAGCAGTTCCGTCGAGAACAGCAGGAAGTACATTGTACTTATCCGAAACTGTCGGGAAGCCCTTCATAAGCATCTGAAGCTTGTCTTTAATTATCATTGCCATTAGTTTCTACCTCCATATCTTTTTGCCCAAGCATCGTCGATGTCTGTGTTAAGAGAGTCATCAACTGTTGCTTTTCTTTTTTCTATCGCACCAAAAGACTTCCGAGAATCACGAGTTTTAGTAGTATCTATAACTTCTTCTTTCTTCTCTTCTGTTACCTCTTCATCACCGATATCTTTCTCTTCATCCTCATCATCGAGTGTTTCAGGGTCTTCGTCCTCAGCTTTGACTGTAGAGAGAAGTCTGTCAGCTACTGCAGCAAGTCTTTTGAGAGCCGCGATTTCTTCGTTTGTGAGTGCTTCAGGCTGTTCTTCGGTTTCTGAAACCTCTTCTATCACGTCGTCGTCGTAACATTTTTTGATTTCTTCGACTTCGTACTCTTCGCCGTCAGCGTCTCGTACAAAAAATTTCTTCATAAGAGTCTCCTTTGTTAATTTTTTTTTTATATTATATAATAACTTAATTAAACGTTATAATATAATCATTCAGTTGTTTTTCTGTTAAGAATTTCTTTGATTTTGTTCAAAATATACGTTCCCAGGTCTTTGAGCTTTGTAACCTTAAAAACATTGTATGCTGTCTGATTGATGAGGAACATTCCTGTGACGGCAGCAATAAAATAATCCATCTCAAATTTATTTTTGCAAACAAGATAGATTATTGACCCTATAACCGAAAGCCCAATAGAAATTCCGAGATATACTCCGTGTCGTCCTTCTTCAGGAAGCTTTGAAAACATATTTGTGTATTTCATTATTCCCAGAATTATTACTGAAGCAACCGCAATAAGGGTCATTCCAAGACCGTATTCGTTAAAAAAATTGATAAGTGTCTGCATTGCTAAACCTCCGTTTATTTAGTTTCTAATTTCAAAACTCTTTTTTCGAGCTCGCGAAGTTTGTCATCAATGCCTCGCGTATGCTCGTCAAGTCTTATATAAGATTCGCTTGTTGTTGTCATTTGTCGTCTTAAGTCTTTCACATCAAGTGCGACCGTGTTAAGTGTTTGTCGAATATACTCATTGTCAATTTTCTGCTGAGCATATTCTTTGCCTTCTTCTTTTACATCTTTTCTTTTATTTTTCATGTATGTCATAATCGCAAAAAAAGCAGACAATCCTGTAAGTATTGACACAGCAAGTGCTACTACTGATACAACATTTTCCAATTTTAGCTGTCTCCTTTCTTCAAGATTTGACTAATCTACAAGTAATGCTTTTCGCAAGCTGGCTTGTTCTAAAAAGGGGATGATTACCAATATTCTTTTTACCCCGAATGGTTGAAGGTGAGTTCGCTTCGAGTCTCCCGTCGTTGAGATATATAATGTCACGAGCATAATTTTCCATTTTCATACAAAGTTTTTTAAGTTCATTTTCGTACGCTTTTATATCATACCCGCTTTTTACATATTCTATTATAGCTTTTTTAATAGTATCATCTAGCCATTCTTTTTTGGCGTGTTTTATTGTCATCGCCAACACGGGCCGTTTGGGAATTATAGGTTTTTTCAAATAAGACCCATTCTCGTGAATATAAAGAAGTTGTGAGTTAGTTATTCCTTCATCTTCATCTTCATCTTTTTTTTTCGATTCCTTTTTGGCTAATTTCTTTTTTGTTAACTTTTTTGTTGTTGTTTTCTTTTCGGGAACGTCCTCATCTCGTTTAGTATCTTCCGAAAAAACGCCTATTTCAATATAGTAAGTGGGGATTTCTCGAAATTTTTCAAAAATGTTGTCCATACTCCACCAATTCTATTGGGGCCAAGCGAGGCGTTGAGGGAGGAAGAACGCCCCGCCTGCCCAATCTACAATAAGGAGAAAGCTTATTAAGCCATCTTAATGATGATATATTGCTCTTTCAGCGTAATACGGCTGTGGATATTTTGAAAATGTTCTTGCCATGCGTTAAACCTCTTTATGACCATTTAGAAAAGAAACCGATATTTTCGATGATAAGCTTTGCTTTATGAACAGCGTTGTTGTCGCCTATAATTACGATAGAATACTTACCTGCGTTCTTTTTTGCTGAATGATAGTTTACGCCCGATTTAACGAGCGCACCAATAAGCGTGTTGGTCATATCGGTGTTGACAACATCATTAGTGGGTGTGAAAGTGAGCTTAGTTTCTTTCGCATCATTTGACTTAATTGATTTTACTGCTTTTATGATAGAAAGAAGTTTCTTGGAGTCAAGTTTCTTAGCAGAATCTTTTTTCTTGACGCTTATCAAACGAATATACTTTTTGTCTTTCTTTCGAACAGTTTCAACTGCTTCTAACTCAGAAGCAGCATCTACTTCGACTATCGGATATATTTCTGCGCTGGAACTTAGATATTCGACTTTGTACGTCGAGTCTTTAACAGAGTCTCTTGTCCATTTCTGTTTGAGCATCTCAGAAAGCTTGCCATAAGCTCTCATGTAGCCATCGTTAGGAGATACACTGATTACATAGATATTTGCTGTGCCATATCCGCCAAGAGCCATAGTCTTGCCAAATTCTCTGATTGCTTCGTCAAGGTTGTTCGCATCGACTCTCATCTTATCACGAGTTCCGTGATACGTATCACGATAGTTGAAAATGTATTCGGTCTTTGCGTCTTTCATTGAACCGAACAGCTCTCTGTCTTTTTTGTCGATGTCTCGTTTTGCAGGAAAAGGAACATAATCTTTATCAGCAACAGAATCAAAACGAATCTTTTCACTAACAAATCTATAATATCCATTATCCCACCCCGTTGCAATCCAACCACGGGGGCGAATTTCATTTTCCAAACTCTTTGCAAACTGATAAGAGTTTACTTTAGACTTAGGCTTAAAATATGCGATTCCTTTACCATTTGATGTTTCGTATTTAAGAATGGCATTAAACTTCGCTGCCACCGGACCGAATAATCTTCCTATATAGGTTTTGTCCAAATCTTTTATTTCTTCTTTCTTTTCTCCAATTACCGTGTCAAGCCAACTCATATCTTTCTTTGCCTCTTTCTCCAAGTTTTTGGTAACTTCTGTGTAGGTACTTTCCTCATCTTTAACACTGTCCATTATTCGAGCAATACCAGCTCTCCCCTGCTCGCAAAGTGCGACATGGTTTCCGCGAATGTTTCTCTGCTGAGGATTCTCTGAATCATCAATGTCGCAATCATAGCCACAGGAAAGGTCTGTGTGTTTTCCTTCTTCTATTTCTTCAATTGTCTTTGCATCTGTAATAACGAGCGTTCCGAGCATTACAGGTTCACCTTCATATTCCCCTTTGTGAATGTCACGTACAAAACCAACAGCAAATTCGGAAATGTTTCCCGAATTAACATCAACATCGGGGTGCTCCACGCAAATGGGCTTGTTTTCAAAAGACGCCATCGTTTCAGGAGAAAAAACTTCTTCTGCCTTTCTGTCGACTTCGACAAGACGTTCGTCATCGTCTCCGAATATCTCGCTTCTTTTATATGTCTGTTTTCCCGTTCTCGCTAAAATCGAGTCAACACAAATGAGATAGCCTTCGGGTGTCTTGTATCTATGCTCCGAAAGTTTTTCTGCAACAAGTATTTTCAAAAAGTTATCACCTCTTTTATTTATTATATTATATCTAAATAATCGTACGAAATATAATCAAATTTCCAAAGAAAGCTCACCAAAATTAGTGCTTATTTTCATTTTAGCATAATATCGTGTTGCACTTTTAGACGACTCAAATTCGATTATATTTATAACATCAGGATGAGACAAAACAATTTGAGAAACAGTGGCGTCGATTGCTATTTTGCTATCAATTTTTTCCATAAGTGGCAAACCGAAAGAAACGTTATACCACAACTCGCCTTCGATAACGCTTAGACGTTGTGTCAATGAGTCTGCCACTCCTTCCTGACCGTCCGCAAAATTATCATGAATATCGTTTTCGTTGAAAAACAGCGAACTTCCGTCTGTGGCTTTTCCGTATGAGCCAAACCAAACTACCGTGTTGGAAGTTCCGCCTCTTTTAATTCTTCTACATCTCATGCTGACCACACCCCCGCATCCCAATATTCTTTTGTTTTTGTTGAATCCCAAGTAAGGAACCAATCGAGAGCACGAACACCTTCTGTGTAAGTTATACCCATGCTCTCAATTCTCATCAAGCCACTCTTGAACATTTTCTCAACGTTCAAAGAATACTTTGTTGAATCAGGAGTGGCACCAAGATATACATGAGCAGAAGCTCCGTCTTCGGTCGTGATTAAAAAGACATCCAGCCCAGCCGAATTATAATAACCCTTAATCTGCTCATATGTTCCTTCGCAATAATTTTTAATTATCTGCGCCTTTATCAAAAGAAGAAAATCTTCGTTGTTGAGTGATAAATCTTCTGTTACATCTTCATTGTTATCATTTTTATAAGTCACACTAAAATTTCTAATAACTCCAAATAAATAGCCGAGTTTGTCGAGAAAATCGCTTACAGTGCCGTAATTTCCTTCAGTTGCTCCTGAATCAGGAAGGTTGGCGATTGTCTGCAAAAAATTTTCATCAAAAATATTAAAAAGATACAGAAGAGTATCACCAACATTAACAATTCCGTTTTTATCTCCACTTATCAAAAGTTCGTACCAAATTCTGAAATGCTCAGAAAATCCGTATGAATTTTTCAAATAGAGCGGGAGTTTATTGTAATACCACTCATAACTTTTTATTTTATCAGGGACAAAACTCATAACATCACTCCAATACAATGTTTATCGTGTTTCCAGTCGAAGCGGAAAAAGTAGCTTTTGTATAATTAAAATATGTATCAGGATTATTTGTCTGTGTGAACGTCACCGAATTTACTGCGTATGTAGCGTTCCCTTTGAATTTAGGGTCAGCCAACACTGTTTGAATAATCATGTTATTGACCGTGGGGACTGTTGACAATGACAGTGCATTGAGATACTTAATTAAAGCATTGCCAATATTGTCCTGCTCGTCGCTCGAATAAAACGAGTAAGGCGTAATATTGATTGTTATTTTAGGAGCAATCGGAACAGCTTCTTTCCAATATACGTTCTGTTCACTTTCTGTGATTTCAACACCTTCAACAGACGAAATATACTGATGGCTCTTTTTCGTTTCAACAGCCGAGTCACAAGAATGTATTCCAGGTGTAAGTTTCCCGTGAATAATATTCCCTATCACACTATCTTCGATAATGACTGCAGGGTCTTTTCTTAAAACCACGTAAACAGAATGCGCATCAACCGTAGTGCCATCGGCTGAAGTAATAGCTGCTGTTGTGTTGTTATTATAAATTTTGGCATCTTCTATACCAACAACATTAAGCAATGCCCCTAAAAGAGACTCCAAAACCGTAACACCCGCCGCGCCGCTGGACTGATTTCGTCTTGCTCTTAATTCCGAGTCGCTTTCTTCTTCCGAGCCGATGTTTGCATCTTTTTCCTGAACAACAGTGAGATAGGACAATTCAAGAGTTTGAGTAATCCATCCCGCAGGAGCAGAAACTGCACCCGCCTCATTACAGGTAACGAGAATTGACTTTGTTTCTCCTGCCTTTATTTCAACGGGGTCAGAGGCTGTCCATTCTATTCCCGATTTGTCGACGAATGTTAAATCGCTAAGAACACCCGTTGTTGTTGTACCTGTGTTAGTTACTTTAAGATATGTCGAAGAATATGTGGCAGGCTTTCTTGAAACGTTAGCAAGCGCACAAAGCGTGTCGAGATAGGTTCCCGTTGCTGTTCTTACGTCCAAATTGCTGTAAAGCGTCTGCATAGTCAACAGAATATTATTTATAATAAGCGAAAGGTCATTTACAAATATCCCATCCGCACTTCCCGTTGAAAGGTCTATGTCATTTCCATAGACTTCTTTATAACGGGCGATTAACGCTTCTCGAACTTCCACAAAGGTTGCGGTTTGCAAGCCCCCCGCAGTAAACGATACAAAATTTGAAATTTCCATCAGGTTTCTTGTTCTTCCTTTCTGTAAAGAATTGACAAAATTATTCCATAAGACTTTGAATGAGCTGGTATTTCAGAGTTCTCAATAATGCCTGTCCCGTTTTTTAGGCGTTTAAGGTTTGTCCGAAAATCAGTGTTGCAAAAAATCAAAACAACAACATCTCCGACTTGTAATGTTAAGCCTTGAACAGGATATGCAACAACACTTTCATCAGTATTACAGATTTTGCAAGTAACAAACTCCGTTCCGATTTGGTTTACAACAGCAACTTCACCAACATTTAAATCCTTCATAATGTTCTTTTTTAACGCTTGAAGAATATCCAAAAAATCTTTGCTGTTTGTTTGGTTGCCTGTGTAACTCATGTTGTCCCCCTAATTTTTCTAAACTTATTTCGAGACTTCGCAAGAATATCCATCGTGAAATTTTCTCCACGATTTTCAAAAGAATAATCTATTTCAAAAATAATATATTCTCCATCCTCGTCAATAAAAAATGTGCTCGGAGACGTCAATGCTTTTTGAGAGTTTATGGGAGCTTGTATGACCGAATTATCAATTTTAATGATATCACCACACATAAAGTTGTATGTAGGCATACACGTCAATCTCAAGCCCTCAGAGGATATCTGAGGATATCCCCCAGTTAAGTCTAAGATTTTATTAGTTAATGTGATATACCGATTTTGACTGTTCGCGGCATCAAACAATGTCACGGTGCTTGAAAAACTGTTATCGGAATTACATACAAAAGAATTATTGTTTTCAAGCAGTTTGTTTAGCCAGCCCCCGGCAGTATCATTGACGTTTTGAACGTTTTTAATAATTGTACTTTTCAATCCTTCTGAGATGTTAGGATTTTTAACTCCTGCTTTTGAAAGTACGTATTTCGCCGCTGAATAAAGGTTCAAACCCGAATTAAGTGTAAGATTTATTCGACTTTGTGAAAACTTTGCAACTAATTTTGACGCACAAAGAATAATTGCTTGTGTTGTTTTTGTGTTGGTTCTGTTATTTGAAATATAAAGAACACCACCGTCAAACATCGTAACGTCTCCTGAGCCTTTATATCCAGCTTTTATTTTAACATCAAAATATTTTCCGTCAATCAAATTTAGCAATTCGGAATAAGGGAGATTGTCTATCAGAATTTTACAGGAGTCTTTGAGTGCTCCCATAAACTTCGAACCACTCACATGTATCGAAACATCATTTTTTCCTTGCAAAAATTTGTTGCCGTAAATAACTGTGTTTCGTCCATTTGAAAACTCAACGGAAAGCAATCGAATCCAATTTCTCACCATAATTTCATCCATTCTTAAATGTCTTATTGAACGCAGCTTGTATTTCTTCATTAAACTTATTAGGAGTAAAATTAGCAGGCGAAACAACAAGACAATAATTTGTTAAGTTGAATGTAAAAGCTTTTGAGGGAATTCTAACAACGTGTACATAATTACCTTCATCGGCTCGAAATAAACAATTGTTATTTGTTGCTTGGCTGTAATCTGTAATGCAGCTTTTAAGGTTGCTTATTCCCCCAATGATTCCCCCATCTTTTTCTACGTCCAAATACCAGCGCCCAGTCGTATTGTTGTATCGAAATTTACAAGTATAGCTTTCGTTGCCTATTTGCAGTAAAACATCATGCGCCTCGTTTGAAGTTATACGATAAACGCTCATATTGTTGTACTTTTCCACGAGGATTTTATCTATCGTCCAGAGAAATTCTCCGAGTCTTGTAACAATGCTGTCCATGCTCTCCCATCCATCTGTTGAAAAAGAATTTCCATAAATCGCCGCTTGAGTACTTCCCTTCTTAAAAAGCGAAACAACGAGGACGCCAATTTGTGCGAAAATGCCATAAAGTGCGTTTGTCAAATACGTCTTGGCTCTTCCTGCGTCGCTTATATCCTTTTTTTGAACAATTGAACAAACTGTAAACAGCTTTTTTTGCTTTTTCGGTGCAAGTGACAAATCAGGCATATTTCCCTGATGAGAAACAACATATTCAATAACATCATTGGATAACAATTTTTGCGTTCTGAGCTCGTTCAACAATTCAGCTTCTACTTGTGTCCAATCCATCACCGTTTCTGAAAAGCTCGACAAATTAGGAGACTCAACAGAAGGAAGATTTACGTCGTTTTCGACTTGAGAATTATTTACGTCAGTATCTCCCGTTGTGCCACCGTTTGAAGAAGTCGCGAAATTTGTTTGTTCAACAATCAAAGCCTGAGTCCACGACATGTCAAACCCGAGAGAGTTAATGCCCTCAGTCCATGTAATGCTTGAGAGCACCATGTTGTCCTGCTTTTGAAATCTATATCCGCCATCTTCGCCTCTTTGGATTTTTACGATATCACAAAGCAATCCTTCGCTTTGGATTTTTTCAAAAATTTGTTGAAATCTTCCAAGCTCTTGCGGATTATTTTTTCCCAATGTAACACCTTCTGTTATTTCTGTTTTGTTTGAGTTAAGCGAGATTATTCCTGAGAAATTAAGTGTTGCAGGATTTTTATAAAAATGGTCAGCAATTTCTTCGCCACCAATAACGGGATGTGTTGTAATCGTCAGGCTTTTAGTAATGGACGACTCGCTTATATTTTCGAGAAAAAACTTTTTTTGTCCGCCTTCTCCCTCCCAATCCTTTGCTTCTATTTGCACTGCAAACCTTGCCATATTTCACCTCATTCCAACGCTGCGATTATTTGCTCTTTGACAAGTGTCAAGCTTGTGTTGAGCTGTTTCTGAACGTCTGTACCGACTCCGTTAAACGTCGGACTAAATGTCACACTTTGATTTTTGTTTGTCACATTTTGAGACCCGCGAATTCTTGCAATTTCTTCGTTTATTTCAGCGTTCAACTGCCTTTCGGATTTCTTACCACCTGTAAAAAATCTTAAAAGAGAAAGTACAGCATCTGTGATTGTCATAAGAGCCTTAAATCCTGTGATGATGATGTCTTTATTGTTAATGAACATTTCAACAAAGCCCATTTTTATTTCTTCTTCAAATTCTGCCATTGTGTAGTTATAATCTTCAAGCGTATCAAAAAATCCATCATCATAAAGTCGTAAATATTTATCAGAATAATTCTCAAAATTTTTGTTGAACCGTTCCCACTGACTTTCCGTTAAAAAGTAAAGGTCTTCAAAATCACTGAGTCCCATAATTCCCATCGCTTTTGTATAAGCATAATTCTGTTCGGGAGAAAATCCAAACTCAAAGGCTTGTTCTCTTACTTCTCGATTGCTCAATCTGGAATAATCCAACATTGTATCGAGTTCGTCCCATGAGTCTCCGAGAATTGATTCTAATTTTTTAAGAGCATTATTAAGAACTCCTGCCAGTCCTTCAAGGAATTGTACCTTAAAGGAAGTGTTAAAATCCATTCCCAGAGCGTTTCCTGCAAAGTCTTTGAAACTATATCCTTGTTCTTCTTCTTGAGCTTTCTTCTCTTTATTCTCTTTCTTTTGGGAAGATTTGCCAGCTTTCAGAATTTCTTTCAGTCTATTTATATCGGTTTCTTGACCATCTTCAATTTGTTTCAAAATTGACTTAAATTCTTCAATATCTTTTTCATTGATTTTAAGGGAAATCGGAATTCCTTTGGTATAATCATCAGCCATTTTGTTTTCCTCCTTTCATTACAACACTTTTGTTATAATTTGAAATGAGACACGTCTCATAAAGGTCGAGCACTTCTTCGATTGTTAAGTCTCTTAGCTCACTTCTCGTAGTAAGTTTGTTGACCAACAACAAATAAATTATCATTGGCAATCTTGTTGGTGCGAGCAAATCAAATTCAGCGGTCTCCTGCGGAATTACACTTTCGATTCGCTCGATTTCGTAAAAACCGGCATGAGATAGTCTTTTGTAAAGTATGTTGTAAGAGCTGTGACCGCTTCAAGGTCATTCTCTATACCGTCAGGAAGATATACTTCTCGATTTTCAGTTTTTACGGGAAGCCAACTTCCTGCTATTTCGACCTCGATATTTTCAAGCGCGAGTTTGAAAAATTTTTCTGCAGCCTTTACGTTGTCAAAATCAATCTGAGAGCGGATTGCCAGAGTCTGAATCGCATTCATCTCCTTTATCCGGAAATTTTCTTTTCGATTAGGAATATTAAACATGTTTTTTTTCTCCTTATCTCTTAAAAATCAAATAGAACAAATTGATTATACCGTTAATTATTTTAGCAAAGAACTTTCCCAAAGGCGATTTGAATGGTTTCTTAATTTCGAGAAGTTCCTTTTTAAGAATTTCTACCTCGTTGTTTTTCTTATTCAGTTCAGTTGTCAAACGAGAAAGCTCAGACTCACAATTATTAAGTTTTTCTAAAAGCTCTTCCAATTCTTTTGCTTGTTCTTCACTAAGTATTTTATATTCCAAAAGAGTTGCAATAGAATCATTCAGTTTAACAATTTTATCATCAAGCTCACGAATTTTTTCTCTATACTCGTTGTTAGCTTTTTCAAGAGCTTCAAGACGAGCTTTCTGTGCTCTTTCGGAATAATCGTCGACAATTTGATACATTTCTCTAATTTTGATATTATAGGGAATAATGCATCGACCCCCGTTTGTTCCCCAAGTATCACCCCAAGAATTCTGTACTAGCCAACCGATTTTGTTATACCCATAGATGACCATACAATGACCCCCAGTTATATTTTTTCTTTCCTGGGTAGTGTTCATTATCATTTTGTCTCCGGACCAGGTAATATCACTATACCAATTCATACAAATGGCTACAGGACCATACTTTATCAAGGAAATTTTCAAATCATCATCATTTTCAATTCGAGCATAGCTTGTAAATCTATATTTATATGCTCTATCACAAAGTTTGAAATAATTATCTTTAAAATATCTTATCGCATCAGGAACTTCAATATTTTTAGGCAAATATCGTTTTTCGCAAGTACCGCATTTCATTACTGCAGCAACAGCGTCATGCGTTATCATTCCTTCTCCGATATTTACACTGTTCATTCGGTTTCCGTAGATAAAAGCAGTCGACATTTCTTCTTTGCTATCACCTTGTCTCTGAGAGTGCCACTCGACAATTGTTGCGAGAGCATGAGCAACACAAGAGGAGACCTGCCCTTGATTCTTTACTGCTGGCATATTTTCGCATTCAAACGTTTCCGGGATGATAACATCTCCATCTTTACGCTTAACTTTATAATCCCTAATATCAGGAGCACCAAATTTTGCACCAAGACAAT